TCAGCGTCGAGAGGAGACGGCACCGTAACCGACCGTCTCTTTCGGCGCAGACTCGGCTGCGTCTTGCGCCGCGCTTAAATCACGGTCGCGCACTTCCGGCATCAGGATCGCCGAGATCAGTCCAATCACGGAATAGGCCACCAGCATGGCGACAATCGGCCACCAGGAGCCGGTCATATTGCAGAAAATCCCTGCCAGTACCGGACCAAAGCCCACCGCTACGAGACCGCCCGCCTCTTTGGAGATCGCCATACGGGTAAAGCGATTTCGCGAGCCAAACATCTCCGCCATGGTGATATTTTCCAGCGCAAACAGCCCCAGCACGGCGAAGTTATGGATAACGATGATGCAGAGCATGATCGTCCCCGGCGCATAGCTCTTATCGACGATGATCGACAGCATCGGATAGGCCAGAATAATGGCGGAAATATTGAGGATAATGTACGGCAGACGGCGCCCCACTTTATCGGAAAGCCAGCCCAGCAGCGGAATGGAGAAAAACCCGAGAATGGAGCTGATCATCAGCGCATCGGTCGGGATGGCCTTATCGAACAGCAGCGTCTGGACCAGATAACCCGCGAGGAAGGTCTGGATCAAACCTGAGTTGCCTGCCTGGCCGAAACGCAGGCCGGTCGCCAGCCAGAAGGATTTGCTTTTCACCATGGAACCCAGTGAGGTGTCCGGCTGCGCAGCTTGCACATCGTTCACTTTCTCAAAGACCGGGCTCTCCTTGAGGTTCATACGCAGCCAGATGGCGAAGATCATCACCACGACGCTGGCGAGGAAAGGCACGCGCCAGCCCCAGGCGAGCAGCTGTTCACGATCGAGGGCAAAGAACATGATGGCCCAGATCGCCGTTGCGCTCAGCGTCCCGCAGTTAGTCCCCATCGCCACCAGCGAGGAGATGATGCCGCGTTTACCTTTCGGCGCGTACTCCGCCAGCATGGTCCCGGCCCCGGAGATCTCGGCCCCAGCACCGAGGCCCTGAATAATGCGCAGCGTCACCAGCAGCACGGGGGCAAAAATCCCGATCTGCGCGTAGGTCGGCAGGACGCCAATCAGCGTGGTGCAGATCCCCATCATGGTGATGGTAATGAACAGCACCTTCTTACGACCAATGCTGTCGCCCATTCTGCCGAAGATAAAGGCGCCGACGATGCGCGCAATATAGCCTGCGCCGTAGGTGCCCATCGCGAGGATCAGCGCCATCGCGGCGGACTGTTCCGGGAAGAAGATCTCATGGAAGACCAGAGCGGCGCCCAGCGAGTAAAGCTGGAAGTCCATAATTTAAAGGTGCAAAAAATGAAAGCATGAGTATGTAGAAAGTAAGCAGGTAAAAAGCAAAGTGTTAGCGCAAGACGAATCATCACCTTCTGTGTGTTTGAGTTGTTTTGCGCTAAATTTTTGCCCCATATATGCCCCATCACATCACCGGACAATCATCAAACTCACCCGAGCGCGCATCGTTGATGATATACGTGATCACCCCAAATACCGGACGCGAAGTGTCGGATACCTCATCCTTATCTGGCAAACTCTCCCGTTTACCGTTCTCAAGGTTTTCCAGGTGTGGCCGCGGGTGTGTGCGATACCGCTTAATCCTAAACTCACCGCTATCTGTGCAAACCAGCAATGAACCGTCACATGGAGACAGTGACGCGTCGACAACCAGCGTATCACCCTCAGTCAATACCCTCAGAAGCTTTTTTAGCGCTGGCCGGTTCGCCACTGTTCCGCTCATTTTTTCTTCGAAAATCTGTTCACATCCTGCGCGTTCGAGTGCTTGCCGCTGAAGATCCGTATTTTTGTCATTTGTTGACACCCTCACATAGCCAATTTGCATGTTTCTCACCCAGTTATTTCTGCAAAAAAATCAGGTGAAGTTATCGGCCTGGCCGCTCAAGTGCAATCTACAAAACCTCGGTTTAGGAAACAGTGCCACCAGAGACGTTGGAACGGCAGCGGGAACGGTGGCCGCTGGGAATGACAATCGGTTTAATACGATTGAAGGTAAATCAGGCGGAACATTGAGTTCAAGCTTGCAACTCCGCTCGCCATCTCCGGCAACCACTCCTGCAAACGGGGTAGAAACTGCATCGCCAATTATCGATGCTGGTTGGTCTTCTGGTGTATACCAACAGGTGCATGTTTTATTTCACGCTTCCGTAGTACAAGGCTCAGGTTCCAGAGCTGTAATTGCCATACAAACATCAACGGGTGGGTCATATACGCGATATTTGTTCGACCAATCAGGAAATGCAACCGCGCCAGGCTCTTGGGTTCCTACTTCAGACGCTCGCTTAAAAACAGATATAAAGCGTATTGATGAACCTCTTATGAAAATGGGCAGGCTGCGCGGATGTACCTGGATGCGACTTGATACAGGACTGCCAGGTATTGGTTTTCTCGCGCAAGAAGTTGCCGATGTATTCCCTGATGTCGTCACCAGGGGGCAAGATGTGACCCTTGCTGACGGTTCTGTAATCGAAGGTGTTCTTTCACCAGATACGTACGGAGTTGCTGCAGCGCTTCACCATGAAGCGATCCTTGCTCTCATTAACGAAGTAAACGAACTGAAAAGGATGCTCAGCGTTGAGATGAAAGGGAGCTGACTTGTTGTTTTAGCTCTGTGATCTCTTCCATAAGCTCCAATATAGCTTCATGGTGGAGAGCCGCAGCTACATCACCAGGGGATAGCGCCAATGGTTGCTCTATCACCTGGCCCTCTACTGTCAAAGAACCCTCTCGGGCATGTGATACAGCCTCAGGAAATACCTCCTGCACCTCCTGAGCCACAAAGCCAATCCCAAAAGAGCCTTTCATCTGGTCATCTTTCCTCACCCAGGTATACCCACGTATTTTTTTCATTTTCTCCAATACGTCTTCAATTGGGGTGAGGTTATCTTTAATTCGGCGATCTGAGTTATTTACCCATGCTGCGGCAGCGTAAGCATTTCCGCTTGAATGGTCAAAGTACCAGTCTTTAAATGTCGACGTATCCCATACACGCAGAAATCCATATCGGGTATTCCCAGCCATCTGAGTAAACATGTGAAACTGTGAAAGGGCAGCTCCGCCAGAGTTTTGAAGAACTGACTCAAGCTCGCCACCGGACGCGGGGTTGGAATCAGAAGTTCTTTTAGCAATCACAGCTCCTGTGATCCCCCCTCCCGTTTTACCTTCAAGAGTGTTGAGCCGATTGTCATTCCCAGCGGCCACCGTTCCCGCTGCCGTTCCAACGTCTCTGGTGGCACTGTTTCCTAAACCGAGGTTTGTGCGAGCGCCTGATGCGGTTGTCGAACCAGTACCGCCCTGTTCAATGCTGAGCGCCGTTGTCAGCCCGCTGAGGGAGGTGATATCGCTGTTAGCCCCTTTCTTGGCCAGTGATTTCTGACCCGGTACCGTGACAGCCACGCCGTTAATTGTGATGGTGACGTCTGTAGTACCGTTCATCACATCAGCGAATCCACTCATATAGCGCTGGTACATAGTGAAGGTTTCAGCGATGTCCTGCGCCAGACCGTCAACGCTCAGGCTGTCGCTCAGAAGAATGGCATATTTGGTTCCCGCAGGGATTGCAGGGTTAGCAGCTGGCGTAACGGTGAGAGAGGTTGCGCCGCCGATAGCGGTAATCTGAAAAACCTGCACTGGACTGGTCATTGCAATAACTGTGCAGCCGTTGCGGATCAGAGAACCTGCGGCGGTAAAATTAGTACCTGTACCGGTAAGTGTATTGCCGCTGACAGCAATTGTGCCTGTTGTGTAAATCATATTTTCTCCAGGAAATAAAAAACCCGCCAAAAGTGACGGGTTATTAATCGTGTTGAATGTCTAATTGGATTATGAGAACGACCCGGTACCTCGGGTAATGGTTAACGTCGGTGATGTAATTGACTTACTTGCTGTTCCGCTTCCTGTGACTGTAATGGTTCCCGTAACTGTATTTGCGGTGATGTTTCTCAATGCATGCCTTACCGATATCCACATCCCAGTATTCCCTGACGGTACGTTAATATTTCCAAGGTCACGTATATTCCCATTGATATTGAGCTTGATGTTAACGACCGTTGTTCCGGTAAGCGATGACACATAAACCAGACCTTCGAGAAGGGCGGATTTCGCAAGCGAGGAATTAGAGGAGTCTGTGAATGTTATCGCTCTGGTAGCTGTTGTAGCGCCTGAAACGACAACGTCTTCTCCAACTCCAATATTCGCTATATCACCGACAAAAGTCGTGGCCTCAACACTACCCTTAAAGCTTCCATTTGTTGCATATACTGTTCCACGGATAGTGACGTTATTAAATACAGCGTAACCCGATTTGTTGATATGCCAGCCAACATTACCGGTTCCGTCCCATGTTGAGGACTGGATATAGCTGCCGATTTTGGCGTTACCGATCGTCCCGTCACCAATTACTGTGTCACGGATGATGGTTTGTCCGTTCTGGATAACAAAAGGAAGAGTCACGGCGCCGCCTGCCTGGGTCATAACCGCGAAGCGGTCAGCCACGAAGATAACCTGCGTCTGCATTCCAGATGGCGTATTCTGAACACCAATCCCCATCCCTGCTGCATACTGATTACCATTAGAATCAACAGCAACCTTAATGCTGTACATCGCATTCAGGTTATTGTTGATGTCAGCTGATACCTGAGCATTCTGGACAATAGCGGCCTGCTGGCCATTTACAGTGACCTTCAGCGAATTGATCTGAGTTGCCGAAGCCTGTGTGAAGTCAGCAAGCGTCTTTGACAGATCAGTGACATTCGCGGTGTTTCCACCGGCACTGGAGTCAAGGGTGCGCAACGACTCAGCAACAGCTTTACTGGCATCGGCCATTACATTATCGACCCGCTCAATACCGGCTTTGTTATCGCCATATTGCACGCTCAGAAGGTTACGCTGGTTAACCTGAGCGAGCGTGCTGGTGATCAGCGCGATAGCATTGTTCTGAATACCGCCGCTGGCCTTATCAGTTTGTGCACCCAGTTCTTCCAGACGTGATGCCATTGAGGAATCGAGGCCCGTGACTACCTGGCTAAGATCAGTGATTGATGCTGTATTCTGAGCACCTACAGCAGCAGCTGAATCAGCTTTATCAGAGGCGGCCTGCGTGGCAGCAGTCAATTGGCTTACCGCAGAAGCGCGCGCTTCAGTTTCCGTCGCTAATGCCTGGCGAACATCAGTAATACCGGCTTCATTCTGCGCAGTTTTTGCCTCAAGACGGGTAACATCAGTAACTCGCGCCTCCGTCTCAGTGGCGATCACCTCCCGGAGCTGTTCGAATGTCGCAGAGTTTGCGCCCTGCTGCGCAGTCTGCCGCACAACAACATCAGCAATTGCCAGAGCATTGCCGATAATTGCTTCGGCGGTCTGCTTATTCGAACCCACGGCAGCAGCCAGGCCATCGGCGTTCTCCTTAATTGCATCGGACAGCTCCGCCAGTTTTTCACTGCTGGCCACGGCATCCTCGATCAGGTCCTTGAAGACTTCAGAGCTTTTGATGTCTTCAAGGATTGCATCGGTGATATCGGATACATCGATGCTGGCCTGCCCGCGCACCCAGTCGGTCCATCCGCTCTGATTCCCGATGCGGTCAACCAGCCGTGCCCGGTACCAGAATTCCTGCCCTGCCTTCAGCCCCATCTGCTGATAGAGTTTCTGAGGATACGGCACCGACGCCAAAAGCATTGGATTTGCCCCATCGACTGAAGCGCTGTATTGCAGTTCCGTGCTCAGGGTGTCGGCGGTATCTGCGGGGAACCCCCATGTAATGTTGATCCCAAATACAACATCCTCTGTTGCAGTTAGTCCGACAGGTTTTGGCACTTCACCGGTGCGGCCGGTAAGATGGGTCAACGCAGACGTGGCCCAAAGGCTGGACGCTCCCCCAGAGTTAATCGCACGGACGCGCACAAGGTAATCGCCCTCGAAAATGCCAGGCACTTCGATATTTCGTAACCCGGTTTCAGGCACGTTTACCCATTCGTTATTTCCGCGCTTCCACTGCACCCGATAGGCTATGACATCCGCCTGTGGTTTGCCGTTCTTGTCGACCGGCGCATCCCAGGATGCCGTCAGGGTAGCCACTCGCTGCCCCTGGCGCACTGCGTCATAGCTCGCTACCACGATGTTGGTCGGCTGGTTCACGAGCCCGGTCGGAATCAGGCTTATCGGTGGAGTATCAAGACGAGCGTTGTTATCAACGGCATCGTATTTCGACGCGTTATACTCCGCACCGGTAATGGTGAAGGTATTTTCCTCATCATCAAATTTTAGGTTCGTTACCCGGAAATACTGTAGGCGCAGCTGACCAGCATCAATTACGAACACGGCATTAGGTAATGGCGCCGCCGTGAACGGCGTGGACACGATCAGCTGCGTGCCATTTACGGCCTGTATCACCCGGCTTTCGACGGTACCGCCCTGGGTGCGAATCATCAGCGTATCGCCCGCCACCGCACTGGTGCCCCGGTCAGTGGTCACGGCCTTAAGACCTGCGTTATACCCGGTGATACGCCCGCCGTAAACGCGCCCTGACAGGCGTTCATCTGCAAACGCAAATACGGTACCCGGCACGAATACAAAGCCATCAAGTCCAGTCTGAAGCGTGATAATGCGGTCAAGGGAGTTGGAATACACCGCCCACCCGCCACGCCGCTGCGCCTCGCTCTCACGCGTACAACCGATCGCAGTGATTTGTGTCTGCTTAAACTTGAACTGCTTCACCAGTTCCGGAAACATCACTGCCGTGGTGCGGTCCTGATAGTGATTGTCAGGGTCACTGAAGTTAATCAGCGCGCTGGAGAAGCGGGTCTTTTCACTGCCGCTCGAGTAAACCGGCTTGCCCACCACCGAAGCGCGGGTAAGGATTTGCAGCTTCGACGTATCCGCCGGCATGTCCGAGACAACATTGAACATGTTGTTGCCCCAGAACGTCATGCCGTTAAAGCCTGCGGCGATATCCTTGATCACCTGCCAGGCGTCGGCCTGCGCCTGAATGTACACGTCAAACATGAAGCGCGGCTCTGTACCGCTACCGCCTTTTCCATCTGGTACAAGCTGATCACAGCGCTGCGCTATGCGATAAAGCTCCCATTTATCGAGCATTTCTGGCGTCACGCGGCGGCCAAGTCCGAAACGCGGCTCAGTGAGCACATCGAACCAGATCCACGCTGGGTTATTCGTCCAGCCCCACTTAAACGTCCCGTCCCATGTTCCGCTATAAGTCCGCGCTATTGGATCATAGTTCGAAGGGATTCGGATGATGCGCCCCTTCGGCATGCAGGAAATCTTAGGGATGTTGTTGAATGACTTTGCGTTAAAGGACACATACAGCAGCGCGGTGTGTGGATATCGCAGGCGAGCATCGATGACCTCAGTAATAGCCTGCACCTGGGTTTTGTTCTGTAGCATCTGGCTGGTGCTGTCTGCGGTGTCGCGGACTACGCGTATCTGCCAGCCGGTTGTGGCTTTTGGCAAGTTGATGCGGTGCGTCAGCTCGTACAGCGAACTCAGTTTCTCCGTGACCGTTTTGGTCATCACTGTGTTATACGCCCCACCATCAATGGCAATGTCGATATGGTACTGAACGGTCGTTCCGACAATATCGCCGTCGTTCTCCGACTGCTGCAGGCCATTAATACCGATACGCACAAGCACCGCATCAATCTGCGTGTTGCTAATTGCGCGCGTCCACGGCGTCGCCTTGGTCAGTGGCACACCAATGCTGGTCTCGTTTTCCACTGCAGGGAAGCCGGGGATCGGAGTCTGAACCTGAGTGCCCGGGCGAAAGTCCCAGGAGACATTCTCAAAATTCATTGAGCCGTCGGCATTGCCCAAAGGCGTACCATCCAGGAAGATGCGCGTGGCATCCAGCCCACCAGCAAATTCCCCCTCACCCAGCGCCAGCAGCATACGGCAGCGCGCCAAAGATTGGGCTGAATCTGCCTGTTCTACAGGCGTGTGCTGCTTCTGGCTGCCGCCCTTTGCACCAGTAATCGTTGCCATATTGCATCCATAAAAAAAGCACCCAATTGGGTGCTTGATATTCAGAAAGGAGTTTTCAGATGTCTTCTGCGACTATGCCGGCACTGATGATGGCGCCGCCAATCTCGCGCTCACCATAAAGAAGCGCGACCGGGTTACCCATCGCAAGGGTATTCACCGATCCACCGAAGGCATATGAGGGTTTATTGTCAGGATCGTCTCGCCCCTGTAGTCCTTTGGGCTGGGGCGAAAGCATCTGGTAAATTCCACCAGCCATCATTGACGCGCCCGACATGATAAGTCCGGCACCAAAGGTGAGACCTACACCGGTCCAGCCGGTCGCCACGCCGACGATAATACCGGCGACCACCATCACTGCCCCCAAGATGGTCTGGAACATACCCGCCTTCTTCGCCCCCTCCATAACCGGCGCTATGCGAATATCGCTATCGCCTGCCAGCTCCTGGAAGTCCTGCACGCCTATGTTGCGCTTACCGCGAAACACCGCGAAGGTCATGCCATTTTTTTTTGCATTCATTAGATAGTCTTCCAGTCCGTCGAAGTTGATACACAGGGCTTTGACCGCTTCGGCAGATGTCTGCACTGCCAGTTTATGCACGCGCCCGAACCGGGCGCCCAGTGCGCCATACAGACGAATAGTGGTTAAACGCGCCATGGCTTTATCTCCTGTGGTAGCTCTTTGTGACGGACGCAGATCATAGTCCTGTCTTTGAAATAACCGCGCGCATACGGCGTGATGCAGGATGGCTGCCCGTACAGATGGTGTAGCAGCTCACCTTCCTCGGTAATGATCCCCGCGTGGTTCCACTTACTGGATTCAACCTGCATGATGACCATACAGCCTGGCGACGGGTCGCATTCGACAAACCCTTCCCGCTCCCAGTTTTCAAAATAGAGATTGTCCGGGTGCTGGCTTTCCCACCATGGGTAATCGACGCGAAAATCGTTCAGCGTGACGCCCTGAATGGCGTGCCAGTCCATAATCAGCCCCCAGCAGTCATTCGAGCCCAGGATAAACGGACGCCCAATAAGCGGCACCGCCTCCGGCATTATATCGGCGTATTCATCGCTGTCCGGCGCGTAAATGCCCCAGACCACGCCGGAGTTATTGCACTGTTGTCGGTCCAGATCGGACGGAATAGGCCGGGCACCGTCGCCAGGGTGGGAGTGGATGACGCGAATAATCGTCCCGATATCTTCGGCGTTAGCCCAGTGCTCGCCGTCGATGCGAAAATGTTCTGTCGGATTTTCGTGCGTATTCGGCACGGGAATGTAGCGCTGGCGACGGCCAGACTGAATAACGAAGCCACAGCACTCACGCGGGGATTCATCCAGTGCATGCGCCCGGATAGCTGCCATTATGGTTTTATTCATTGGTACGTCCGGTTATCTGGAAAAAAGCACGGTGGCTGGATAGCCCCCAAAATCAAGGGTCGCGGTATTAGGCTCTGCCAGCCCGGCACCAAACCGCTTACGGCAGTCACTCAGGCAGCCGCCGCACACATCCAGCGCCGGGTCAGCGACAGGATTACCCTTCGCATCAAAATACGCCGTGCCGTTGTAGGTGCATCCATCGCCGCTCCGGTACTGCCCGCGTAGCGCCCATTCGCAGAGCGAGGTGATTTGTCTGGTTGGGATAACAAGCCCCTGCAAGTCAGCGGGGCTACTGAGTGACCATGAAACCACTTCGTCGTCTTCGGAGGTTTTCGTGTCAAGCCAGAAAGTCTGAAGTGTGAACATTGACGAATCAGCTGTAGAGTTTACGCCACCAGGGTAATTTATGGCATCGAGATAAACCGCATAGGTATCGATAATGCTCACCCTGGCGTTAACCATGTCCTTAAATTGCAGGCACAGCGCCGTGATATGGCCGTCAAGGTTGGAAACGCTGAGTGTCGGCTCTGCGGCCTGGTCTGTTGAAAGCTCCAGGCCTGCTACCTGAAACGGCCAAAAATCGTAGGTATTGCCACCGAATACGATTGGCTTTGGTCCGAGCTTTTCTTCATCACCATTGGCAGCGTCGATCTCTTCCGGTGTATGGGGGAAAGGTGCGTAGTGGAAACGGTGAATACCGCCACTAAACTCTGAGGCGTCAACTTCAACCAGGCGTACTCTGCCACCCGGTGCCAGCATCGCCGCCTGATCGACTAATGCCATTATGCATACACTCCGTAAGCCCGTTTGTAGACTGGCCCCCTGAATCTCCAGACAACCAATATCACTTAAATAAGTGATAGTCTTAATACTAGTTTTTAGACTAGTCATTGGAGAGCAGATGATTGATGTCTTAGGACCGGAGAAACGCAGACGGCGTACTACACAGGAAAAGATCGCTATTGTTCAGCAGAGTTTTGAAACGGGAATGACGGTCTCCCTTGTTGCCCGGCAACACGGTGTGGCAGCCAGCCAGTTATTTCTCTGGCGCAAGCAATACCAGGAGGGAAGTCTTACTGCTGTGGCCGCAGGAGAGCAGGTCGTTCCTGCCTCTGAACTTGCTGCTGCCATGAAGCAGATTAAAGAACTCCAGCGCCTGCTCGGCAAAAAAACGATGGAAAATGAACTCCTTAAAGAAGCCGTTGAATACGGGCGTGCAAAAAAGTGGATAGCGCACGCGCCCTTATTGCCCGGGGATGGGGAGTAAGCTTAGTCAGCCGTTGTCTCCGGGTGTCGCGTGCGCAGTTGCACGTCATTCTCAGACGAACCGATGACTGGAAAGATGGTCGCCGCAGCCGTCACTCAGATGATACGGATGTGCTTCTCCGTATACACCATGTTATCGGAGAGCTGCCCACGTATGGTTATCGTCGGGTATGGGCGCTGCTTCGCAGACAGGCCGAACTTGATGGTATGCCTGCGATCAATGCCAAACGTGTTTACCGGATCATGCGCCAGAATGCGCTGTTGCTTGAGCGAAAAACCGCTGTACCGCCATCGAAACGGGCACATACTGGCAAAGTGGCTGTGAAAGAAAGCAATCAACGATGGTGCTCTGACGGGTTCGAGTTCCGCTGTGATAACGGAGAAAAACTGCGGGTCACGTTCGCGCTGGACTGCTGTGACCGTGAGGCACTGCACTGGGCAGTCACTACGGGCGGCTTCGACAGTGAAACAGTACAGGACGTAATGCTGGGAGCGGTGGAACGCCGCTTCGGCAACGAGCTTCCGGCGTCTCCAGTAGAGTGGCTGACGGATAATGGTTCATGCTACCGGGCTAATGAAACACGGCAGTTTGCCCGGATGTTGGGGCTTGAACCGAAGAACACGGCGGTGCGGAGTCCGGAGAGTAACGGCATAGCAGAGAGCTTCGTGAAAACGATAAAGCGTGACTACATCAGTATCATGCCTAAACCAGACGGGTTAACGGCAGCAAAGAACCTTGCAGAGGCGTTCGAGCATTATAACGAATGGCATCCGCATAGTGCACTGGGATATCGCTCGCCACGGGAATATCTACGGCAGCAGGCCAGTAATGGGTTAAGTGATAACAGGTGTCTGGAAATATAGGGGCAAATCCAGTTTGATGGTGAACGTCAGCTCAGCAAACTTGCTGCTGATCTGATTTTTCCGTACGGAATCGGCGACTACCCGATAAAGCCCCTTCGCTTCGCCGGGCGGCGTGATGATAAAAGCTTTAACGGTATGAGCCAGGAGGAAATCACGAATACTGTTCACCTCCGTTTCTGTGCCGGTATGCTTCATTGGCACCTGAATAGCAGTAGAGTTAATGCCATTATCAGCAACCTGCTCATAGCCATCACCGAACTGCGCAGCGCGCACCGTTTGACTATATTCAATCGCCCCAGCACCGAGCTGCGAGCGCCAGCTGTATGTTTCAACTGCCATATTTACTCCATAAAAAAACCCGCCGAAGCGGGTTTGTATGATATTTAAGGAATCAAATCTTGCCTTGAACCTTATATTCCAAATATTTTAGTTTTGAGGAAAATCCCGAATCAATTTTATTGCCAACTGATTCAATCGTCACATCAACGGAAGGCAAAGAATTACCATCAATTATTACAGACTCAAGGGATACCCAATCCTTGCTGAAGATGCTGTATTCGCATTTCCCCAAACCTTTGAGTTGTACTCCAAAAGCATTGCTCGCATTGAAATCTACAAATATTTCGGCACTTTTAAGCGTAAAAAGCCCGTTTCTCACCCCTTCGCGCAAAGCATCCGTCTGGAGGCTATCAATCTTCTTGTCACGTTCTTCGCCAGAAAGCTCTTTAGAGCTGATGAGAGCCTTCTCCATCGAATAGGATGCTGGTGATTTCATTCTTGACTTGATAATTGAGCTACATGCATCAGTCATTGCTGCATTCTGAGCATCCTGACCCGGAACCAATGCGATTGCCGCAACAGAGCAAACCAAAAGAATTACCACACCATAAACAATCAACTTCTTCATATCCCTATTCCCCATTGGTAAAAGTGGAAACATCCTACCCAGGAATAGCACAGGCGCAACGGCAAACGCTGATTTATTGATCTCAATCGACCTGGAACGGGAAAACCCGCCGGAGCGGGTTAAATGTTTGGCCAAGAAATCGGCCGATTGGCTGTCTTTTCAGCCGATTAAAAAATCTTGCGTAAATCCACGTCATAAACCGCCATCCAAGCAGCGCGAGGCCATGACTTAACAGTGCCAAAGCGCGGATCTTCGACTTCATGCGGTTCAGTGTCATTCTCCCTGCACCACTTGCGGAGCGGCTGCCATTTGAATTTCTGCCCGAGCTTCTTCTCTACAGGGATGATGGCTGCGTAGTTTTTCCCCTCCCCGAGGCGTTCTGCCAGTTTGTTTTTGGCACGAACAGCTGCGGAAGCTGTTGCCATGGCGGTGACTTCGCGCTTCTCAGAGATCCAACGCTTCTCTTTGACTGCACGATCACGCTGTTCGGCGATGATGCGGTTCTCTTTCACTTTCGCCAGGAGGTCTTCGAGCGCGGCCTCGTAAGTCAGAGGAATCGCTGCAACCGGCGCAGGTCGGAAATATGAATCTTCCAGGCGCTCAAAGAAGGACCACGCTTCGTCAGAGTCGACTATCTTCGACATCCGGGCAGCGCCTTTCTCCGTCCATAAAGTTAGAGTGCGTACTTTGGTGGAGATTTGTGAGCCACTGTCAGTGGCTCGCAAATTTTTGAGGTCTGCGCCAGTCACCATGAAGTAGTGCTTCCCCTCTTCAAAGCGCTCTAAGTTTCGAGAAAGATTCATACGGATGCTTTTCTCTTCACAACCATATCCAGAGGCCAGCATCTCCGTGGTAACAACACGCATACCAGACCATTCCAGCACAGGGAATGCTTGGGGATCGACATTACGCTCGTGAACTGCTAAATTTAATGAAGTCATTCGTTGGTCCTTATGACACGTTTCATTGAAAGCCGGTAGCTCGAACTATCGGCTTTTTCTTTTTGCGCCATCCCATGCGCCCATCAGTGAATCCATCCGTCTTCGCCGCGAAGTTTTGCCAGCATCGGCTGAGCGTGACTTACGACAAAATTCTTGTCATCCAGATTTTTAGCTTCCCGGAGTAAAATCTTTTTGGTCTCTACAGTCATGTAGTGAATATCATGGGCAATATCGTACAGCGCCCCCGCATACTCAGATTTTGCCTGCTTCATCGCGGGATAAAGATTCTTGCTGACCAACTGGCTCCTTTCCATCCACAACTGCAGGTAACAAAGGCTAACCAGTTCCTCATCGGAGAATTGCTTAGCGATCGGTGAATGCTGCACCTCGCGATCCAGCACATCCAGCACCCAGCGTCGGAACTCTTTGGCAACTGGGGTTCGAGAAAACATACCCATCAGGTGGGCTCCGCGCAGAGAAAAAACGCGAGAATCCTGCACTCCACCGGGGGTGGTCACTTTAACCACCCCTGTCATATTTGCTGTAAATTCATCAGCATGCTTACGATAAAGGCGATGAATGGCTTTATCATCAGAGTAGCCGAGAGCCTCGCCTACCTGGGCAGCGGTCAGCCAAATCTGCCCTGCAACCTCCATGTAAGCGAAGTTGATATTCTGGAAAGTTAATTCGTAGTTATGTACAATATTCATGTCGATACTTCCGTCGCTGGATTTGTTCGATACCGAAGCCTGACGGTCTGACCACCGTTGGGCTTCAACGTTTTTATGCTTGAGCACTTTTCTCACCCGCCAATCCGTACACCTTTCTCAGCTGGTAAATAAGCTCTGTATTAAACTGACGACACTCATCGCCACCGTTCTTCTCGATAGCCTTACGTACGTCTTCAGGGAAGCGAACCTTGCGTTGGTACATGTCTTTTGCCTTTTCCATTAAACCCTCCAGTAAATGCCCCACCGTGAGGCTTGATGTAAGTGTCACACCGTGCGTCATTGCTGTCAACCCCACGGTGGGGCATAATTTACTTATTGTGAATTTTTTGTAGGCATAACGCTGAACATGAGCAGAGAAGATCCGCAGCTACGAATCAGGCTTCCAGTTGAACTTAAAGAGAAAATTGAAGACTCTGCCAAAGCTAACAACCGTTCAATGAATGCAGAAATTGTGCAGAGGCTTGATGGTAGCTTTTTGGCAGAAGTGTCAGATGATGAGGTCATCTCTGCCGAAGAGGCTATTCAGATAGTAAGCAAGGCAAGGGATGAGCTATCAGCGATAATTTTCAAAAGAACTTTCTCTGAGATTAATAAAAAGGTCAGAATTGGTCACACCACCTTCCATATCCACCTTGATGATTTGGAGCTTGATGGGCTAAGCGATGAGGATTTCGATACCGTCTTCCAAAAAACTTTCCTACGCCTTAAAGAGCTTGGTTATGAGATATGGGAAAAAACTTGGGATGTGACCGGCTTCACTGCTGAGATTCCTGAGAAAAAGCCCACCTGAGTGGGCATTGCCACCTTCACGCGATGCCTGGAAGGTACATCTGAACTTCATCTGCGACGCGATCCCTTGCTGCGTGCAACAGCTGCTTACGACCACCGACACCCCACCGGGCCATCCGGCTGGCGCACTTGCTGATCTCTTTCGATTCGGTGTTGATGATGTGGTCGATTTTGTTCAGTCGTGACATGGCATTAATACCAAGTCGAACTACGGTTCTGAACACCTCATACACTTCAATCTCAAATTCAGGCTTAATCCATGCGGCATAACGGATGGCCAGCAGCTCTACGCCCCACGCACCAGGCTCATCACCACCATTAATAACTTTAAGTGGTTGATTTTGTTCCAGAGGACATTTTTGGGCTTTGGTTTTCAGCGCCTTAATGAAGCGTTTAACCTGGGCGCTCCTCAGGAATTTGCTTGGTTTCTGCGACTCAGTTGCTTCTCCGTTGGCCACCGCGGCGGCATGGAGATCATTCAGACTGTAGCGGCCTTCGTCATCAACGCGAACGGAAACGCCGTTTACTGATACGGTTGGATATTGCATGAGGTTTACCTATAGAAAGTGAGCCTGTCACACAGAGATAGCCGCCCCAGAGTACAACTAACTCTCAGGCTCGCTTTCTGTAGGCTCTAGGATTATAACTTGCGCGTGTGAAGCGCGTTGATTTATTGCAGGTACAAAAAAGCCCCGCGTATGCGAGGCTTGTTGGGCTATAGGCCCGGTAGGTCTTGGTTAGTGGTTAAAATGCGGTTGGGTAAATCCCAAATTCTGAACCAGAGCCGTAACCTATCCTGTAAGTTAATACCTTACCTTCGATTACTTTACCTGCCTGTTCACTCATTCCCCCACCACACATTCCTTTTGGCCACGCGCTGAAGATGTGATCCCCCAAGGTGGGGTAGATTGTGATTTTTTGTTCAGGGTCAAGATCGGCAACTTCACGCCCATCGACATAAACCCTCGTCAAACAAGCACTCCCCACATAACCAGAGTCTCGTTTAATCACAACCTCCCCGGTGCCAGCCTTTTTCGTGAAGAGAGTGTTATCAAGAATTTGTTTCCCTGGCGCTGGCTTAGCCTGCTCAGTTGAAATTGGCTTGGTAGCACACCCAACCAAAGCGATGATACCCATAACCAAAATAAGTTTCTTCATGTCCCTATCTTCCCTCGGTGAAAGCCCGGACTAATCCTAACAGTATTCGGTCAATGGAAAAACCCAGCGAAACTGGCTACCTGCCTTTACTGAAGTTATAGATCATGCCGCCTGGTTTCAGGTGCTTCTGGATAACCTGCAACGCAGCGTTCTGCATTTCATCGGCGAGCGCACGGCCCATAACATCACCGGAACTGGATGTTTGGGTTGTGACCGAACCACCAGCATCAACGTTAACGGTGGTATTAATAACCGGAGCCATACCGCCACCGCCCTGGGCGCGTACGCCCAACCGTCCGGCGGAGTCCCGAGTAAGCGGCATGATTGCTTCAGCACCAGCCTCTGCGAATACACCGCCCTTCGCAAACTTCGATGCGCCCTGGAAAGTAAAATACTGGGGTGAGTCGTATACCCCATTAACGTACTTACTGAGCCCTGGCGAATCATAAACACCGCCTTTAGCGTTAAAAGTTAGGCCAGCGGCAGCGTTCGCGTAAGATCCCCCTGGTGTGCTCCCGCCTTTACTGCCACCGTTTATCCAGCCCATCGCGGCCTGTACTGTATAGGCCACTATAAGTTGGTTGGTTATCTGAAGAATCATCTTCAACATAGACTTCCCGAACTCTTTAACCGAAGCGGTTCCGGTTGTCATGAGTTCGGTGAGCATGTCAGATAGACCTGTCAGTGTGGAACTGGCCACATTCTTAACGGCGTCATAGGTGTTGGTAGCGGCGTCCAGATATTCATTCCATCCAGCAACAGCCCCCGCTTTCCAGTCGCCGCGCAGCTTGTCTTCTTCAGCATAATAATTTCGCAGCGCTGCCAGCTCTTTCGCATAGCCTGCATCTTCAAGCTTGCCGCCACCATTCAGCCATCCTTGACGAAGTTGTGCCTCTTCCATCATGCGCTGGCTCTGACGACTGCTTAGGCCGGCACTACCTCGCAACGCTTCTGTCTTTTCCGACATCTGCGTGACGTATTTATTCGCCTGCTGCGCCAGGCCGTTAATCTTCTGCTGCGCCTCTACTTCCTTGTTCTTCTGATCCACCATCTTGGCGGCATTCAGAATAGCCTCACGGCTCGACAGCAGAGATTTCTCCTGGGCGGTCAGCGCGCGTGTTTTGGCAGCCTCATCCAATTCAGCAAAGCGAGATTGCTGTTTGCTGAATTCGGTATTTCTGACCTGCGTCTCCCCAGTCTTGCGCAACGTTTCGAGTGTTTCAGTTAACGTTCTGGCCTGGGCGCGGTAGTTCTCAAGGGTGCGATCGCCAGCATCCAGGGTGGCTTTTGCCTCTTTGGTCTTTTTGGCTGAGTCCTGAGCAAGCTTCGAAACAGCATCCTTAGTTTGCCGATCAACTGAGCCTGTGCCTTTTACACCACCACCAGGACCATTTTTCGCTTCCTCCTCCCATTGCCACTGGGATTTACTGAGATTAGCAATGTGTTTATTGTACTCAGCGGTAAGCTGAGTATATTCCTTGCTTGCTGCCTTTCTGCTCTCGGCAACGCTCTCAGCGAGCCCATCAAAGCCCATGGATTTGATGAGAGCTTCACCGCCCGGTAGTTTGTTAGCAATATCCGTGAAACCGGTAATCATCCCCCCAATAATTTCAAGGGAGACCTCTTTCATCTTGACGAAAAGGGCTTCAAACGAAGTGCTCAATAACTTGAACACCTCGATAACCTGATTGCCCCAGGCCCGCACAGTAATTCCTATTTGGCCGAAAATATTGGAGGAGAAAGCTTTAAGCCCGTTCCAGGCCTGCCCGATATTATCGGTGGCCTCTACAATTTTATTACTGCGGTCCTCCATGGTGTCGGCAAACAGCGTTATCGCTTCGTTTGCCGCTGCTGTTTTACCCTTCGTTTTCTCCAGGGTAATGATGTGCTTCATCATGGCTTCATCAACAAAGCCATATTGCTGGTTCAAGCTCGCCAGGGCTTTAATAGGATCGTTTGCCAGTCGTGAAAAATCCGCCAGCGCAGCCTTCGTATCCAGTCCTGCATCACCCATAGCCAGAATGGATTTGGCAATTTTGGTCATCTGGTCGGCGGTATACTTCCCGGTGTCGTTTAGTTTGACCAGGGTATCAACAGACTCAGCCAAAGAAGCACCAGCGTTATCAGCTACATCTTTTGCCGCGTCGTTCAGTTGCTGCATGGAGGAAAAGCCAGCCCCGCCCATCAAAATGAGCGATCTGGCAACATTGTCGAACTGCTGGGATGAACTGTAGGCAGCCCCAGCCAGAAGAGCCAGCAAACCCACCGAGCCAGCAATCGCAAGGTTAAAGGTATTCAACAGGCCACCCGCCCGCCCCAGCTTCTCCGCTGCCTCACTGGTGTTGTTAAGTCCTTCAGCAGCGTCACTAATGCCTGCTGCCGAGTCGGATGTTTCTCTGCTCTCTTCGTTAAACCCAAACAATGCGTCCCGCAAAGCCTGGAGCATTGGGCCTAATCCACCAAAAGAATCCTTAATTTGCCCGCCTTGCTGGAGCAAGATCAGGAAAGGGGATTGACCTCCAGCCAGCTGTGTCGCGATATCGGTGAACTGCGCCGGCAGAGTGCGCAGCGCGGCGCTGTACTGGCCAACGGAAATTCCAGCACGACGGGCAGCAGCTTCCTGCCGGGATAGCGCCTCTGGCAGTACGTCAGCGACACCAGAGAGGCGCTCACGCGTCTGGTTAAGGATTGTGTTGAAGTGCTCGAACTGAGCACCGTTAATGCGCCCTGCTTCGAAATGGGCCACCAGCTGTGCGTGCTGTTCATCCAACGAATTGAACGCGCGGATAGTCGGGTCGATGGAACCCAGCAGGTTCTTTAACGCTGCGGACTGCTTCTCGGCGGCTTGCGTGGCGGCCAGTTCTGCCTGGGCCCGCGCCGCTGCCTCGCCGGTATCGGTCAGCTTGAGACGGGTGTCGTCCAGGATTTTGTTGTAAGCCTGAAAGGTATCGGTATCCAGGAAACCTTTGGCCTGGAATTTCCGCAGCGATTCTTGCTGCTCATCCAGGCGGTTTAAGGCCTTGGTAACCGGGTCGATATTCTCCAGCAGCCCTTTGAGCGCGTTCTGCTGCTCCTTGAGCCCTTCACTTCCTTGCTTCGCAGATTCAGCGCCAGCGCGAAACACGCTATTCAGATCATCTGCTTTATCTACAGCACCGGCCGCCGCCTGGCCGAGTTTATCCAGTTCGTTGCTGGCTGTTTTCAGGTCAGAAACATCGGCCCGCAAAGTAATCGAGGCGATCTGGTCTGTCATTATTTCGTCTCCTTATGCATTACCTTGAGAGCCTCGCTTTCCATAATTTGAAGGTCAGCCATGCAGGCCGCCGCATCCTCAACCCCGTGTAACTCGAACATCCAGGGGAGAACGTTGTAATCAAGGCCGGTCGCCCCGCTCGCGCCGACTCGCCACTGGGTCGCCAGGGAAGAGAAGATGGTGAAGGGCCTCCACACCGAGGGCAGGATCCCCATCTCCTCCTCCACGTCCTCAGGCGTCAAACCAAAAGCGCTCAGCTCCGCGAGCGTCGGTCCCGGCGTATACAATGCTGCGGCGACCTGCCTCAGTTTTTTTCGCGGATACCCATCAGCTCTTTGGTGTATGCCAGACCGATGCTGTCGAACGCGCGTGGATAGTTCCGCAGAAGGACAATAACGTTTTCGCGGTTGAAATCATCGGGCAGTGCCCAGCCCTCGACAATTTCCATTAGGTAGTCGGCCTGGGGCTCGATGGCAGTCTTTTTACCTTCAGCGGCCTTTTGCAGCTTCTCGTCCATGGAGCGCAGCTCTTCCAGCGTCTTATGGCGGAAAGTAAACGTCAGCTTGCCGTCTTCGGCACCGGCGCGTGGGATACTGGCGGTCACGGAAAACGTAGGGTTGGGGATCAGTGAAAATTTGGTCATTTCGGTTCCTTAGAAAATGAAAAACCCGCCGGAGCGGGTCGAGTATTCGAGTGCGTGATGGGAGGTTAACGGTTGTAAAGCAGGCCACCGGGCTTCAGCGCGTTTTTAATAGCATTGGTGACCGCTTCGTTCATCGCCTGTTGCAGGCCAGCTACTGACGCTGTTTGCGCATCAATATTTGCCTGGAGGGATGCGAACAAATCGCTTTCACGCACGGCATCAATGACGGCCTGCTTCATTTCATCGCCAAGCCTAATCTTCGTCTTCGCGCTTGTTGCGACGGCGTTCTCGATTATGGATGAAGCGGCTTCATGTACCTTAAAGCGATCGGCCAGAAACTCAACCTTGCTATGCTCACCTTCAACACCGAGGGTCATGCCAGCTTCGTGCGGCTTGCCTTTGCCAGCGACGTTTAATTTAACGCTGTAGCTCTTAGACAATACGGCATCGTCGATCTTCGCATCGGTAACGAACACCTCGCCGTTATTAATAATCAGCGTCCCGTTCTTTTCGAAAGAACAGCCATCTTTCAGGACTTTGAATGCATCGCTGTTACGGATCTCTTCGTCCAGCGCCTCAATAATCTCTTCGGTATCGACAGAAGAAACCCCTTCGATCCAGTCACCGGCTCGCCAATCTCGTGCTGAGCCATCCTCTGCAATTGGACGCAGACGCACCTGAACTCGCTCACCAGTTTTGAGCCCGGAAATAAGGTATACGGTAGCTGGCCAGAAGATGCGTTCTTTCACAAGTCGGCCATCTTCATGAAGGCATTGCAGTTCTAGCACCGCGCAGCCACCCGGCCATTTCCATTTGACGTCCACACCAAAAGGTTTGGGAGTGGTTTTTACGTAAGGGACGATTGAAGGTTCTGACATTTTAATTTTCCTTTTAGGCGTGAGCCTGTCGCACGGCAAAGCCGCCGAAAGTTAACGGTTTGCCCAGGCTCACAGCTGAAAGACTTTCTTCGATGTGCGCGTGCGATGCGCATAAAAAAGCCCGGCGTACCGGGCCTGATTGGTTAGCTGATCGTGACAGTACACGCAGCCGAGGTGATGGTTTTTCCCGCGGCGTCGGTGACTTCACAGGTGTAAACGCCAGCATCACCGGATGCGACAGATGAAATGTTGAACGTCGATGCGGTTTTGCCCGGAATAGCGGTGCTGCCTTTCTTCCAAACGTAGGTGTAAGGTGCTGAGCCGCCCTTCATTACCACCGCCAGATCCAGCGCTGCGCCTGTAGCAACCGATTTGGTGGCCGGCAGGTCGGTCAGGAACGCCAGCGGCGTCACGGATGAATCGGCGATCGGGTAAATCTGCATGTCCGATTCGAAGTTCATGCGCGCCTCGTTGCTCTCAACGGCGTTAATTTCGGTACGCGGCACGCGCTGGAAGGAAACCTTGGCAGAGTAATAACGATCCGCCTTGCCGCGTGGGTTATGGAACCAGACCGCGGTGGTATCGCTGGAGTCATCCAGGTCAATGAGGCGTTTGTAGATCGCCAGTTGAGGGTCATGTGCAAAGGTGTAAACCTGAACCACCGCGTTTTTAAATGTTGGGATGGTTCGCGCTTTGTCATCTTCCAGGAACTGCACGCTGATGGTCTGCTGGTCACCACCTTCAGTTGATAGTGTCATCACCTGAGGCATGGTGATCCATGAGTCGATTTTGCGCAGCGTGCCCGCGCCAGTGCCTGCCGGGAATTTGGTGGTGTCGGTAGTATCGAATGCTTCCAGCACGATTTTATTACTGGTCACCGATTTTACGCGCAGCACCATGTTATCGAGCTTTAACCAGCCGGAACTCACCTGAACTACGTCACCGGCCAGAATGCCGGAGGCCGATGCAACGGTCAGTTCGCATTCCGTCGCGTTAGAGGCTGCGGTAAAGGTGATTGGGGCTTGATAGGCCTTGGCCACGTTCACACGCGAGCCGTTAGGGATTGCGAATGCCATAGCACTCTCCTGAATTTAGCTAATAAAAAACCCGCCATCTGGCGGGTCAGTAGTCAGAGCGGTACTGCATGCTGACGGGAATGGTGTAGGTTATGGAGCCACTGGACCCGTTTGGCGCCGAGGTTGGCCGGTCCTGGATGGGTTGTCTCACCTGCGGCGGCCCATTGATATAAACAGTCAGGTCACCATCCACCAGCGGAATCCCTTCGGGAAAAGCATCTGCGACAGACTTTGCCAGCCCCATTGCCAGCGTCACCCCGCCGCCTGCCGGCGCGATGATGTTGAGCTGGAGAATGCCCTGATATGTACGCAACTGACCTTCCAGATCCTGCCCCACGGTTTGCGCCGGAAGAACGTAAACACGCCCGTACGGCGCATTATCCGGTGGAGTAAACGCGATGTTCGGCCAGGCCACCGGCAGCCCGAGCGAGGAGCAGATAACCGCGACGCGACCTTCCAGCAGGCCAGCGATACGCATTGACTGATCACCGGCCATTGCGCACCTCGCTCATTGCCTCACGGAACAGCTGCGCCGCGTCGATAGCTGTAATGCCCACCATCCCGCCCGGCGCCTGGGTGGAATGACCGTTTTCCAGCGCTGCCGCATATGGCAGGTTATTGGTGAAGTAAATCGAGCTGACCTGGCCCACTCTGAATACCTCAAGCACCGCCATGCCACGGGAATTTGAGCCCTGGCCGGAAGCATCTGGTGTATCGTTTGACTGAGTGGGCTGGCTGTCGAAACCCACATACCAGTTGTTCTTGAAGCGCCCGCCGACATAGCCGTCGGGCTTTTTGATGTCCATCGAGTCGTTCACTCGCAGCCCGCGCTTAAGGCGCCCTGACTTGGTCAGGTTGGCCGGGTCATCACGCAGCGCAGCATTGTGGTCTCGTACGGCATCGTTATAGGTTGATGCCGTCTGGTTTACCTGCCAGACATTAGGGTTGCCAATTGGAGACATTTCGACCAAGCGCCCGAGGATTTTGATACCCGTTCGGCGCACCACCTCGTCCATCTCCTGCTTAGAGCTATCCACGAATAACTGAATGGCAGCCAGGAACGGCTGATTAGCTGTGCTAGCCATACTCACGCCCTCAGTTGGATGTTGTAGGAGATAAGCACATCTGCAGGCTTAACCGGATTCGGCTGAACCACGCGCCACTTTTTGCCGTCGATATCAATGAGGTCGCCAATGCGCACTTCCGTTTCAAACGTGGCCGCCAGTTTCTTATCGCCCGTAGCAATCAGTGAACCGTCGATTTCACGCGTGGAGTATTCGGTGATAACGCCGGTAACGGTCGCTGTAATAGGCTCGGTGATAACCTCTTTCCCGTACTGATCGCGGGTGGTGGTTCCGCCGCGAGTCAGTTGGTAGGCTTTGCCGTTCTCCGTCAGCAGCCGCGTTGCCGTGGCGCGCATGCGGCGATAGTCGATTGCCATGCTACCCCCTTTCGATCCGGACCTGGTTGCCGCCCACCACAAGCCCGCGCAGCGAGGAATAGAACCAGGGGAATGAAGGAGTGGCCTTATTCGTTCCCGGCTCGTACTGGACTGTTACCGCCCCCTCGACGCGCTCCATCGTCACCGCCCCACCGCCAGCGACCGACGGGGTGAGGTCAATCTCCTGCGATTCGATGGCCAGGCGACATTGAGCATCAATCAGGCGCTGTGGAATCGCATCATTCGACAGGTCAACACCATCGAAGCGCACGCCGGAACGCGGCCAGGATAGAGGCTGTGATGCGCTGGAACGCTGACCGCGCCAGGCCTTCCCTTCCAGAAAGTCCATTGCCTGCATCAGTATCTGACCGCACTCACCATCATCTGCAGGAATGCTATATCCGCGCTCGGCGGCAAATGCCCGCAGGTCTGACACGCTGGCGTAGCTGTTGAAGCCTGGAGAGTTGGGTTCGGCAACCAGCATGGTTATTCCTCCAGACGCCAGTCCAGCGCCAGCCAGTTATCCACTTCATCAGGATGAACATCTGCGCGCAGCGGGCCGCCAGTGAATTCTGGGGTGTCACGTACCATGACCACCAGCTCAATACCCTGCTGTTCCTGCTGCTGTTCCTGCTGCTGTTCCTGCTGCTGTTCCTGCTGCTGTTCCTGCTGGGCAGGAGTTTGTTCAGCTCCATTCTGCGCGGCAAGCTTTTCAGCCTCACGCTGCGCGCGCTGCTCTTTGGTTAATCCGGCCATTGGGCCTCCTGAAAACAAAGGGGCCGAAGCCCCTATGGTTAACCCATGATGATGGCGGAATGTTCAGGCTGAACGGATGCCACACCCCATGCCACACCAACCTCGTAACGTACCTGGCGGTACTGGCGGTACAGCGCGATCTGGAAGGTGATGCCGGATGCTGGGTCGGTCACGTTCATCACATCGTCGGCGGTATCGCCGCCTTTTGGCATTGCCGGGGTGCGGCACGCCAGCAGGAATGCGTTGCGGTCGAACGCCATGTTTGGCGCAAACTCGCTCAGCACAGTGACGGCTGCCTGGTCTGCCAGATCCTGACGCAGACCCGGCGCACCAATGGTGATGCTGGAAGAAGTGGCGGCAACGACCAGATACTGATTGTCATCACCATCGAATTTCACTGCGGTGCCGACTGCAATCCCACCAGTACCTGCGGAGATAGCAACGATGATGTCGCCTTCTTTCTTCGCACCGTTGACCTTGTAGCCAGCAGCGGTACTTTTCGCCGTGCGCTTGATGTTGGCGGATTCATGCAGGTTGAAGCCCATCACGCGACCGATGATGCCTTCGCGCAATAGCTGATCGGTACCGGCTTCATTCGCCTTGAACAGCACGGACTGCTTGCCACGAATGGAGGCCATCGCTTCGCCGCCCAGCACCATGCGCAGGTCGGTAGTTGGGGCACCGTTATCAACCAGGATCTGGCGGGCCAGCGCCGCATCGGACAGATCGTCTTTGATGCTAAACGGGGTATCCTTCGGCGCGCCCACTGCGCGAGAGGATTTGTAGTACAGCGCCGCCAGGTCAGCATCCATCTCATTGCTCAGCGCGCGGAAGGCCTGAGAGAACTGGTCAGCCAGGATGACGTCGTAATTACCTGACGGCCCGATAGCCAGCTGTTCTTCACCGTTCCATTTGACCGGGGCCATTTTGGATTTGGTGATTTTGACATCCACGGTACCGATGTTCTGATCGCCATCGTTCGGTGCGGTCGCTGCGGGGGTGATATCGACGGTGGTGGTTTTTGGTGCCACCGGCGCTGTGACGGTCTGGTCTTTAGCCGCAGCGTCAGCTTTCGCGTTGCGCGCCACGGCAGGGATGAAGCCCACCTGCTCGCGGGATACGCGGTTCAGTGCGGTGTACAGAGTAGGAATCAACCCAGTAAGCGTATTGCTCATATTCTAAATATCCTTTCGATTAATCGACGATGCTGACGCCATCGCTCAGGACAGCCTGCTTGCCTGCGCCATCCAGAGCGTCGAACGCACCGCGTTTCATGGTTTTTTGCCCGGCCTGGTGCTGCGACTGGTGAGAACCGCCGCCGCTGTTACCGGACGCTTTGAGGATGTAATCTTTCTGTGGATGCGACTCGACCAGAGACTCCAGGGCCTCATCAAAGCTGGCTAACTCGCCGGGCTTGGTGCGTGAGAACACCTTATTGCCCTGGCCGTCGTAGGCCACAACCTTCCCTTCTTCGATTTTGAAGTTCTGACCGAAGTAGGAACGCACGAACTCAGTCGGGATCGCCATCTTCTCGGAAATGAACTTAGAGCCACCGAAGCGGCCGCCGATCATCTCGTCGTAGAGTTGAGTTTCCAGCTGCTTGGTCTTGCCGTTCGCCTCGTCCAGCTGCTGTTGGAAAACTTTGGTGATCTCCGCCTTTACCTGGTCAACGGCACCAGCATCGATCAGTTTTTTCTGGTCGATTTTGGTCATCATCTCCAGGGCTTCGAGCGCCTTGGCCGGGTCGGTGATGCCAGAGAATTTCGCGAGACTGGCTTCCGCCGCTTCCTTCGCTTCACGGTGAGTTTTCGCCTCACCATTCAGGGAGGTGATTTTGGTCATCGCTGCGGCTGCGTCGAACGGGATCTCTTTGCCGTCATCATGGATGTACACAGGCATACCGTTTTCAACGACCACATTTCCGTTAGCATCAAGTTTCAGTTTCATTGTTTTTGCTCCAGCCTTCCGGCCATTGGTAATAGGTCATCCGACCCGATCACCGCGTCGCATCCGCTCAGCGGCAGGCATAAAAAAAGCTGCCCTGAGGCAGCCTTGATTTGTTTGCAATAAAAAACCCGCCGGAGCGGGTCAGTGATCACCTCAGAACGCCTGTTCTCAGGCTATACTTCACCTCGAATTGAAAGCAGCATATCTTTCAGAAGGGCAACTTGTGCTTCTGCTGCAATTCTGCGATCTCGTTCAGTTTTTAGCTTACCAAGCAATTGCGTATTCTTTTGCTTAAGACCTTTCACTTCGTGATTATTGATAATTTCACGCTCGGAGTTCCATGGGCGGTCAACCTCATAGTAAGCATCTTTCTGATTTGTCATATTAACCTCGTAGCTGGTTGCGTAGATAATGGAGTCCGGCACACAGTCTACGTTCTGCGCCTTCGGGAGCTACCCTAGCCGGACGCGATTATTGTAGCACTTATTCGAAAGCAGCAGCATCAATTCGCCGCAGTTCGTCCAGAGTCATGAACTCACCCTTGTCAGTGAACATCTCCGGCACTGTGATTTTGCCGTCACGAAGCATCGTGGCGCGGGTAACACCCAGCACCTGCTCCTGCCGCGCGTATGGCTGTCGGGTAAGCCAATCGGCATAACTGGTATGCGCTGGTACTTGGCCCGACATGCTCGCCCGTGTGGCACTACTCAACTCGCCAGAGGATATCTGCAATTCCTCCCACGATTTGGTAATCAGGATTTCACCGGAGCGACAGCAGAAGTGAATTTTGCCGGGACCGCGCAGATACGGCACCACATGGCCCAGCGGCTTGCCGTCGAGGGTGTAGAGCTTGCGGTCGCGGATAATGCACCACTGGCTGGTATGTGTATCCAGCGTGGACGACCACTGTTTGGCCTTCACGATATCGCTGTTGGCCTGTGCGAACTCCTGGCGCGCCGTGGCGGCCATGTGATTCACAGCGGTGCGGGTCACCACCGCCAGGTCGCGCCGGGATGCGTTGATCACCCCGTCTTCACGGTTGAGTTTTGGCGTGCCAGCAGCGCGCCGGACAATCTGTTCTACCGTCTCGCCCTGGAGGAAACCGGAGCGCACAGCATTTGTGATTTTGTCCAGCCGGTCGGCTTCAAGCTTCTGGCCCCACTCCTTCAGCAATCTCCCCTGGAATGGCTGCGCTGCTGCTGCGGCGTAGACCTGCTCAGGTGCGATGCTTTGCAACGGCACATGCTTAAGGATCTGCTTCGGGATGATGCTGCTGAACAGGTCCAGCTGATACCCGGCCTCATATTCAACGTAGCGCGTCAGTTCACGTGCCAGCGCAGCATTCACCGGTTCATAGGCCTGTTGATTCAGGTCGCGCACACCAGCCAGCAGCGAAGCCAGGCGGCGAGCGCTGTAGGTATCGGCACGCTTACCATCCAGCAGCACCAGCAGTTTGGCAGCCAGGTCAGCATCCATCTTGCTGAGCAGCGCCACCATCCGACGAGCGACGCCAGTACCGTAGCGGTTTACATACAGGCCGTGCGCTATCGTTTCGTCCTGCAGGCGGTCATTGACGGAACGGGCCATGCTATACCTCGTCTAACGTTCTGGTATCCAGAGACGATGATTCAGCCAGCAGTTCGCTCAGAACCACATCAGGATCCGCATCGGCATCAATAATGTTCAACTTCTGTAGCGATTTAATCGCATCAGCTCGACGGATATCACCACCCTGGCGCAGTGCCTGGATGGCAAGCGCGGCGGACGGATTGAATACGGTCGATTCGACATCCAGCTCAGTGCGAACATCAACGTTGCCACCATCTTTCTCGCCGATGTACTCGGCCATGATTTGCAGAATGTTGTCGATCGCATCTTCAAGGCTGGTAGCCATGGTGTAGAGCGGTGACTGCTCCTGCATTTTCTCTTCAGAGGTCTGGTCTACCGATTTGGTAGAGGTGTTCTCTGTACGCAGCAACTTCGCGCCCGCCTGGCGCATCTGCTCCACAAGTTCTGCCAGCGACTCTTTGCCGGCACCGATAGAGGAGCCAGTGTGCTCGACGTATTCCAGGCCCTGCTTTTGCCGATCAGTGAACGACGTAGCTGAAGACGAGCCAATTATCAGCTCTTGCCCCTCTTCCAAACCGAACACCGTGAGCAACGGCACCCTGGCGACGTGCAGGATGTTGTCCTGCTCACTTTGACTCTGCCAGTGCTTGATATTCAGCAGAGCCATGTTGAGAAGCGGTGGTGAACCACACATAAACCCGGTGCGTTTGGTGTAGAGCGTGACCAGAGTGATATCCTGGCGTGATGTCTGCCACTCCTCGAATAGCGCCCAGTTCGCGGCACCGTCAGCATCTTTGGCCTTGCGGTAAATTTCCACCTTTCCGGGTGTCAGGTACCGGATTTGCTCGACCTTGGTCTGCCCGAAGTCGTCGCCGTCTTCGACCACAACCTCTTTGATACGCAGCGCAGTCAGCACCACTTTGCCGTCCACCATTTTCGACTTCCAGCCAATTACCTGGCGTGGATTGAGCATGGTGACATAGGGGCGCGCGCCGGTAGCTTTCTCTTCAGCTTTGGTTTTCACCTTTTCGGTGTCCACCCTGGGATAATCCACCAGCGCGTGGGAGAGGCCATACTGCATCGCCAGACCGAAGAATGCCTGCGCCCATACGTCCAGGCGCGTCCCCTCAAGGTCGAAGTTTTTCGCATACTCTCGCAGCTGATCCGGCACATTCTCGGCAAGCTTAATGGGCTCAGCAAATACACGCCCGATGTTTTGCTTAATGGTCTCTTCGTAGGCTGGCAGAAGCGTGGCCACGGCGAGGCGTTTTTTGTAGTCCTCTTTGTCTTCTTTCGGCCAGCGCGGTAGATATTGCTCGCCCAGCTGTCGCATATAGAGCGTGCCGCCCATCAGGGCATCGTTGATATCCCACGCCTCGACCATGTTCCCATAGTCCAGATTGGGTGTTGAGATGTCAGGCATGGAGTTACATCCGTAGTTGAGTGACTTTGCCGGTTGGTTTACGGCGGTTTGTCTTCACGACTGCGAAATAGCGGAATCCATCAGAGCCGTGAGAGGTTTTGTCATGAAGTGGTTTATCTTTCCAGCAGCCGCGCTTGTCATCCCATTCCTTGCGATAACCCTCAAGGTGAGAGATCCCCTCTGCGCATCTTTCTTCCGCAAAAACACACGAAGGGAGTATTTCACGGACTGACTCAATGCCGGTATCGACCGAGACTTTCGGCACAACCTGGAAACGCAGCGAGTATTTCTGCCCGTCGATTTCGTAACCTTCACGAGCAAGCTCACGGCGTGATTTGGCATCGCTACCGAACTCTCTGTTATCGATATCGTGTGGCCCCCAGTGCTCACCGTAGGTGTAGCCCCGGTCTTTCAGCACCTTCATGTAATGCCGCAGGCCCTCGCCGGAGTTTTCGTAGTAGTCGATGATGTGGAACTCTTCGCCGACCTCGCGAACGAACCAGATAGCCGTGGAGTCGCTAACACCGATATCCCAGAACGTGTGCACCGGGAGGTGTGAGTTATCCGGGATTTGGCCGATTCGCTTGTTGGTGTAGAGCCAGCGGAACTGTTTAGCGTAGTACGCGCCCTCGACCGACTGCTGGAACGCCTCAGCCGGAATGGTTGGGTATTCGCGCTTCATATCGTCGCCGAGAGTTTTCTCTTTGGCGTAGTACCAGGCTTTCTGGCGCTCATTGACGACTACGCCGTGCTTCGCTTCCATCTCTGCGAAGTATTCCAGCAGGCGCACCGGCAGAGGTTCGACCGGGTCGATTGCGTACTGTGGGTTCTTCCACCAGGAGAAGAAGAAAAACTTCCAGTCCAGCGCGGATAAGGGTTTGCCCTGTAGCAACGCTTTCTCTGCCGTCTGGCAGTAATCAAAGAAGTAACCCGCCCGGCCCTCTGCTGTGCTCTCGATAGTAGCGAAGCATCCGGTCGATACCGCCTCAAACGCACCAGTGACGATCTCACGGGCTTTGTCCGGATACTTGGCGCATATCTTCCCGAACTCAGAAACGTGCAGGTAACGCAACGTGCCGCCACGAAATGAAGTGCTGACGTATAGTGAGCCGCCCTTCTTGAAGACGAGCTCGCCGGAAGAGTCGTTACTGGCCGGGTTGGCCGCCTTTATCTCTGGTGGCAACTTGTCGTATGCGTACTTCACCTTTTCGCGGAACAGGCGCTTTGCGTCATTCAGCGTGTGGGCGATCAACGCGCATTTCGCCGACTCGAACAGGGCCGCGTCGAGCTGGATGATGCACACCTCAGTTGTGAAACCAAGCTGCCGGGCCTTTAGGATGATGTTGCGGGTGTGGATCCCATCGAAGTATTCCCGCTGCTCAGGCGTCATCCTGAAGCGCGTTGGCTTTCCCTCTTTATCGGTGATCCAGTAGAGATTGTTAAGCCGCCAGTCTTTGTCGGCCAGCAGCTTGAGATGCTCAGGTTTCATTACGCCCCCTGAGACAGTGAATCCATCAGGTTAGACAGGTCATCAACCGTCTTATTGCCTTCCTCGGTGTCGAGGTTATACGCCTTACGCTCAGCGTTTATCACTTTTATCTGAGCATCGACACCGGCAGTGATCGAGCGAGACATTGAGGCGTGATTGTCTTCCGTAATTTCTGCGTCTTCGAGGAAGTCGCGGAGCTTATTGGTGATACCGCGCCATGCCGCCAAACTTTCCCGATGAGCCATGACTACAGCGGCCGCCTCATCGGATGCCCGGTCAATAATCTGCTCATCAGTAACCACTGGTGACTGGTTACCGTCTTTGGTTACCGACTTGGTTACCTTGGCTTTCGTTGCCGCCCTGACCTTTTCTGTCAGATCGCGCTGCCACCCTTCTTTGTTTGCTCTCTTTAGGATGGTGGCGTGGTTAACGCCATGCTTTTCCCCGATGGCCCTTACTGACAATGAACCAGCCCGGTAAGCCGATTCAATGGCCTCCCAATCTGGTTTGGTCATTCGTTACTCCGTTATCTCTTTACAGGCTCATACTTCAGCTTCTGGCTAATGCCATGCTTGACGAGGAAGTTTTTCACCTTTTGGTAATCAGGCTCGCAACGCATCATCAGGCAGAACACTGTCAGCGTCCTGAGGTAGACAGGAACCCACCACCTGCTTTTGATTTCAGCTGACAGTCTGCACATCGCCATTGATTTCTTCCTCGGTAGGAACCGGCGTGAACTCCACGCGCTTTACATCGGCAGGTGCGAAATACAGCCACTCGCCTGTCTCAGTCGCCAGCGGTACGAAGCCGTTAACCAGCTCAGGCTGACGTCGTGACATCTTGCCAGTGAAGGTTTCGCCTGTTTGGGTGGTTAGCGTGATTTGGTAGATGTCGGACATGATTACCTCTTTGCCTTGTCGCAGCTGTTGCCCTGCTTCTCAGAAGTGCTTAGCCACTTACGGCTTACCCGTCAGCAAGATGTGATCACCATCCTTGCGGGGTTACACAGATCATTATCGAAGCCCCTCAGTGAAGAGCTTCTGTAATGGCTACTTCGTTTTTGCTTCCGCTCTTTTACGGCGGCGCTCTTCTTTCTTCTCGGCGTTTGCCATGTCCATGAATGCCTGCATGATCGAGTTCCTCATCATGTAACTGACAAAGTGATGATTGACGCAGCCGTTGAGACGGAGTTGCTCGCCAAACTGATCAACCGAGGCCAGCACTTGCATCATGTCCTTCTCACCTTTCATGAACTCAGAGAAGTCGCGCCCCGCTCTGGAGGCGCATTCAATGACGCGATTATTCATCCTGGAAGCCCTGGGATCGTAATCTGCAGCTGGTTAGCCAGGGTATTAATCTCAGCGACCAGCACAGGCTTTGTATAGCGCCATGCAGCGAGGCCTTGCCCGCAGAAGCTCGCCATGTCCTTCTTCTGGTCAAACTCATGACACTTCATGTTGAGCTGCGCACTTAAGCTGTTGCGATGCTGAAGCTCTCCGGTGAAGTAGTCATCGAGGATTTTATAAGCTGCGTACTTGAACCCTGGGTTTAACCAGGCCGCATAATCGTAAGCAACAAACTTCCCGCCATAGGTTCCGCCATGTACGCCGCGTGCAGTGAAAACCACAGATTCGTGGTTTTTCTCCAGCTCGGCCAGGAACTCTTTTGTCTGCTTGTTTCGCAGATAGTGGTACGGAGATTCAGCATCACTTTTGCCACTGGCTTTCCACATATCGGTGAGGCAGATCATGCCGTCTTCTCCGACACGGATTGGTTGATTGAAGAGGGTTAATGATTTCATTTCGCTGATACCTTTTGGTGGTTGAGCCTGTTCTCGTAGATACGGGCAGCCCAAGAGCGGTCAGCGTTACCACTGCCCTATCTCAAGCTCTACCCCGAAAGGCTCTTGGTTGATATGCGCACGAGAATGCGCGGGGTGGTTTACTTCTGGCGTAAAAAAGCCCCGCTATTGCGAGGCTCTTGATGATTCGATTTTCCTGATTGCTGCCTTATCAAGATTGCACTGCCCTAGCGCCGTATAGAGCTGAGCGTTCAACTCCAGACTTGCCTGCCATGTGAACGGAACCACCATTCCGGGGATCGGCGTGTCTGCGGTCAGGTCAGTGCTTATCGGAACCACCGGGGCCGGAACGTAAACTGTCTGCGTATTCCCGCAGGCTGTCAGCAGCGGCAGAAGGAACAAGCTGGTTAGCGCACGGATCGCCTTCAAGCGCCTGCCTGATGTAGACAATGCGCGTCTCGCCTTTTTTGGCCAGTTCGTTCTTTGCATTCTGGGTAGCCTGTGAGATGTCACGGATGAGGTTCATCGTGGTGATCACGTTGTTGGTGATCGCCTCTGATGTGTCTGCCCTGACCGTTGCTTTGTCGCGCTGGTCTTTGTAGGTGATAGCGTTGTTGCGGTAGTGGTTCACGAAGAAAGCCAGTACGCCGATTAACGCCAGCACCAGCAACTGCAGCCAGTAACGCTTAACCAGTGCGCTAATCACGACAGGAACAGAGCGCGCTCCGCCTCACGACGACGGGTCAGGCCGTTCAGGACTTTGCCACCAGCTTTATTCCAGCGCAGGAACTCATCGGCAGCGCCAGCGTAATCTCCGGCGTTGAGTTTTCGCAGGAGGGTCGATGTCGACAGTGACCGGGCACCGAGGTTGTACGTGAATGACACCAGGGCGTCGAATTGCCCCTGAGTCAGGCCAACTTTGACCAGGCGGGACACATCGCTTTCGTAGCTGACCAGCCCGGTCTTCAGCAGACGTTCTGCCGTTTCCTGATTAATCGTCATCCCGGCTCGGATCGGTTTGCCGTCGACAGGCTTGGTCCAGCCATAGCCGATCGTCCACACTCCGACGCTGTCCTGATACGCGGTGAGCTTGCAGCCTTCGAACTGCTTGATCAGGGCAATGCCTTTATCACTGGTTTGCATTCTTCATCCCCGTCAGTCGTTCCCAGAAGTACGTCAGTGCCACGGACCCCATCGCCCCGCTGATACCAGAAGTAACCAGGATCATGTAAAGGCTAAGCCCGCTTTCAACGCTGATTAGGCCACCAATAAGACCGGTAAAGCCGGACACTGCAATTTGCGCCAGCGCATTGACCCAGCTCCAGGCGGCTTTGTTCTGCTTCACGTCAATAAGGTATCGGACCAGGCCGCCCCAGCATGACAGAGCAAGGACAATCAGCCATGACACTCCGGCAATGCTTTCTTTATCTTGCATACGTTTAGCCATATCACCTCCGAAAGAACGGGGTGCTGTTTGTGTAGAGTGGAAGGATGCCAGGAAACAACGACCGGACATCGCAAATAAAAAAGCCAGCGACAGGCTGGCAATGTGAGGGTAAGGCAATGTCGGCTCTCTGACCGAAGGGTCCCAGGTAGTGGGTTTAGTTTGTGGTGGCCGGCGCTGCTATCCGGCATTCACGGCTATCGCTTTACGACGCCATCAGGACATTCACCACAACGAGGATCGCTTTGCCGTGCCAGGGAAATGTACCTGGTCTCACCGGGATGCCGTCACATACTCAAAGCGATTTCCGTTATGCAGAAATGAAAAAGCCACCGGCGTTAACCAGTGGCTCTAAATTATTGGTGATGGCTCAAGTCGCGTTTTGGCTGTAGCCACACAATTCAGCTTTTGGGCTTTCGATGTCCCCGATTCATGAGCGCTGTCATCTTGCACTTCATCACCGCGCTCTTTCGCCTTTGACGTCCGAGCATATACTGAATTATGCACTTTCATTTCGCCAAATCAACACTTTCAGATAAATATTTTCTAATTAAGTGGCCTGAAGTTCGTTTTCTTTCTCCATCTCACGTTGTAAGGCATAAAAGAGTTCTGATTCAAAAACCTTCTCGCACCACACGACCCGGCGGCGGCACTGCTGCACATCCACGCCGGTTACTCTGCTCATTGCCTGAGCGATATGTTGAATGCAGTTGCGCTCACAATAACGTTTAATTGCATAATCGCGGACTGGGCTTTCCCGGTGAAACAGCTTAACCATCACTTTTTCTACGAACGCGGCATCATCTGATTCTTTGGCGAGAGCGATGATGTTGCTGGCTGATGACTGAGGGATAACCAGTTCGCGAGCTTTTTTATAAAGCGCCTCACCTCTCAGCGCCCCTCCTTCATCGCTATAAAGCCAGTTGACCATCCTCTCGATGTGTCCACCCATATCAGGACTCCATTGGCTGCGGATCATCAATCGGCCAATGACGTTAATGGCACCGGCAGGAGAATCATCGCCACGGTTAATGCGACCCCACACAGTCAGCATGTACTGCACCCATGCCCGTTGCTTTGGGGTTATGGTCTTTTTGGGATGCTTCCAGACACGGCGGAAGTGAGCGTCATCGACAAAGTTGACCATGGAGTAAATTGGTGTGAGCTTTCTCATTACGCGGCTTCCTTCTGTGGCTGGTTGGTTTTGGTCTGGCTGTGCTTTGCTACTGGCGGCAGGTTGGCGCGCTTAACGCTTTCTACCTGGTATCGGGTTATCTCGTCTCTGGTCACGGCGCGCACTCCCCAATAATGATCTGCCCCTTCTCTCCCCAAAGTTTTGTCACCCGTCCATCCCAGACGCGGCTGTCGTCGTCGAAAATGGCATCGAGCAGCGCCTTTTCCAGGTTGTCTTTATCCGGTTTCTGCTGATGAGCCTGACCGTTAAGTTGCGCGCGCTTCTTCTGGCTCCAGCTTTTTGGCATAGGAATGATGAAGGTGATGTGATAACCGGATTCAGGAATATTGATTCCAAGCAGGCGCACTTCGGCTTTGAAAGCCCAATATGCCGCCGTCGCAGGTCTTTTATGCCAGCGATCTCTCTGTGTCATGCGCGGCTTACTGACCGGCGTGATATCGTAAATATTCATACCTTCACAAGCCCCTCTTTCAGCCAGATAACCTGAGTACGGGCCATGCCCTCCAGCGCGCACTCCTTTGCATATTCCGCATCGACCAGACGCGTGCGGCGATCTATCTCGTCGTGGCAACTGCTGCATGCGATGGTGGCGATCAGATCAGGCGGCTTTATTCCGGTGCCGCACAGGCCCACCAGGCGGATATGTGCCAGCACTGAGGTTTCAGGATTGCCGTTGCATACGCCGGGGATCCGCACCTGACATTCCCGCCCGCGTGCCGCTTTGCATAAATTAGCCATGCGCTCTCCTCGCCGCGAGACGCAGCCATTTCTGATCCACCAGGCGGGCGGTGTAGCCTTTCAAGGTCGGGATGTCGGAAGGTTTAAGCGCTGGCTTACGCTGGCGGCGCGCCGGAACGCGGAAGATTTCGTTGGTGATGACGCGGGAGAGTGGAGTAGACATCAGGCCTCCTGCTTATCGCGCAGCACCTGAAATTCGCTGCTTTGAGGGATTGTGAGCACCAGGCCAAACTGAGCGCACCAGCCTTCCACCTGGCACATGAAATGGTGCATGTCGCCAGTGTCCAGATCGGACGTGTGGCGCAGCTCTAATTCAATCGTCTTAATTCCGGTCACGAAGTCGGTGTATTCAACCTCTTCATAACCGAGATAGGTCTTTTTGAGGTTGCGCTTTACCCATGCAGGCGTGGCGTCAGTGCGCCCAGACTTGATCAGGTAGTCGCTTATTTCCTTGTACCAAACGTGGCTCAGACTATTTTGTGAAAGGCTTCTCTTCTCGCGCCAGTCTTTGAGTTGGAGCCGGAAGCACTCACCGTTTTCGAGAAGTGGCTTCAGATGCTGAGTGATAGCACCAAGATTTCCACGGTGTAGCTTGATGCCGTCTTTGGGGAGAATCATACGGCCTCCTTAACGGAAACCGCAGAATGCAGAAAATCGCAGGTGCATTTCTGCATCTGTGACAAAGTGAGGAGCTCAGATTGTGGTCGCATTTAAGTCCCCTTAAATGCGCAGAAGTCGCAACCGGCTGTTCAGACCGACTGCGACTTAATTATAACATCACTTTTGAAAAATGATTATCAAGAATCACTCTAACTTCGGCGCTGCTTCAATCATCCTGCGATAGACATCGTAAGTTCCGAATTGTTCATCACCAGCCTCAAGCATTTCATGGGTGGGTTCTTCTGGCACCAGCACCCAACCTTCCGGAATCACCGGAGAGTTGCCGCAGCGCGACTCGGCATTTTTTGTCAAAGAATCCAGTGCTGGCGCGGTCTTGATGGTGCAGCGCGACTCGGCGTTTTCGGCACCCTGAAGCATGGCGGCGCGGCAGGCGTTCCAGCCAACAGCTTTTCCGTGTTCAAACGCGCTGTCAAAGTCATCATCCATTTCCATCGCAGCGGGCACAGATACCGGCGCTGGAGGGGCGGTGTAGAGCGGCGTTACTTCTCGCAGCGGGTCAGCATAAGCATTGCCACTATCGAAGCTGACGTTGTTTTTTGCGCCGCCGCCTGACAGTAGCCACGCCACCGGCTCCGCTTCGAGTGATGCCAGCGCGATACGCGCCAGCTCTCGTTCTTCAGATGCGGTTGGCTCAGGACCGTTGCCGAGGAAAATTTCTTGTGCGCGTTCTCTGGTAATAGTGCTCATGGGCGAATCTCCGTCCTGCCACCAAGTAAGCGGATTGCCACTCGTTCCCGGAAGGTAAGCGGTCGATGGTGTCCGCGGGCATTAACAATTTCAGGCTTTCCATTAGGCGGATAATTGACCCTGACCGATTGACCATCTAGCGCGTGAGAAGCCTCGAGTAGTGCTGACTTTAAGTGCGCAGGGCACTCTTTCTGCACCCGCTCGCCGTCTGAAATGACACCTGCAATCCCCTGAAGCATGCTGGCTAAATTGCTGAGATAATTTTTCACATTCACTCTCCTTTACCGGTGCCATAGGCAGATAAGCACTCTTCAAATCCAGCCTGATTATCCGTTTGCCCGTAACTAAAGCCATGCTGGAGACCATGACGAAACGCGCTATCCTGCAATTTGTCTGCGGCTTCTAGTTTCAACTCCAGCTCAGCAATCCGCCTGTCTTTGGCATCCAGCTCATCCAGCAGCGACACTGAGCGCAGAGCCAATTTCGCAAGCATATTTGTATCCTTCAAGCTCATCAGCCAATGCCCAGGATTGCTTTTGCAATACTCCATATCAGCTAATTTATTGAGCCATTCAATTTTTTCTTGATTTAACGCCTGTTTGTTGATGTTGCTCATTGGGCGGCTCCTTCAAATTGGTAAGAAATTTTAATTCCCAGCTTTTTAGCCATGGCATGCTCAGCGACGGCACCTTCCGACTCTTTCCACCCATGCAGCATGTGGATGGCGTCGGCGCAGCGAAGCATCGCCAGGCAGATGTCCATATACTCACGCTGAGATAAACCATCCGGGAGCGTGGCCGGGTTTAATGCCACATGACCACCTGATAACATCTGCTGTGCTACTGCGTTAAACATAGGACGGTTGTAGTTTTCGTAACCCGTCATTGGTCCTGCGATGTAAATTTTCATACCCCTGCCCTCCCGTACTTGTCTGATAACTCGCCCATTTTCCTGTGGGTTTCCGCAAGGTCACACCCTGCACAGCCCTGAGCTTCAGCAATGAGTTCTTCCTGCTCTTGGGATGGCCCGGCCTGCAAAATTTGATTGAGCCTCCTGCGCGATACGCCGCAGTGCTTGGCGATGCTGATAAGCGTTACGCCGTTATCTTTCGCCATGGTCTTAACCATCCAGAGGTAATCACTCCGTTCGCTCATGCTGCTTCCTCGCTAAATTCGATAACGTCTTCTGCCGTGATATCCAGTTCGCGCATCTCGCGCCCCAGCGCCTTCTCCATCCGCTCTACGCATCCACGAATGCGGGTCATCTGCACTTCCGGGAACTGGCTGCGGCTCATTTCAGTGAGAGTGTTGAACAGGTTGCGGTTCTTAGCTTGGCGGGCTTTAACCTTTGCGCAGGCCCGGAGTGATTCGCCAATCTTGCGACCGTCAGCCCGGGCAGTGGCACGGCATAACTCCAGTGTCAGGAGGGTTTCAGGAAACTCGGCGTATTGTGAGTTCATGATGATTTGCATTGCGGTTGAGTCGTTAGCACTCGTAGTCATTTTCAATCTCCTGCTGCTCGCTATGCGTGAACGCCACCGGATCCAGCCCGGAATAGCGACTGCTGAAGTGGTAGGTTTTCTCTGCGCCGGGGGCGTGGCGGGATTTAACGCAGATGATTTCGGTGATGCCTTTCAGGTCAGTGTTCGGGTTGTATTTCTCGTCCCGGTAGATCATGAAAATCACATCTGCTTCCTGCTCAATGACGCCAGACTCTCGCAGGTCTGCCGCAACGGGACGCTTATTGGCGCGCTCCTCGACCTTACGGTTAAGCTGAGCCAGTGCGATGACCGGGCAACGCAACTCTTTAGCCAGGTTCTTCAGGCCGGTGGCGATCTCCCCTACGCTGCGGTTCATGTTCTCAGGGTCAGACATGCGCATCTTCTGGAGGTAATCGACAATGACCACACCAAGTCCACCCAGTTTCTTGCTCATTCGCCTGGCTTCCGCTCGCACCTGATGAACGCTGAGGGATGGCTTGTCGTTGATATAGATCGGGGCTTCGATGAAATCCTTCATGCAGTGGCCGACCTTTCCCCAGGCACCATCCATCACGCCGCTCTGCTTGCTGAGTAAATCCTCTTTGCTCACCCTGGCCCGGTGGAACGCGACACGCTCAGAGATTTGTTCCACTGGCATCTCGAGACTGAAGAACAGCACCGGCTTTTTGTTTTTCAGGCCTACGGTTTCTGTCACTGTGGTGCTAAACATGGTTTTCCCCATGCCAGGACGTCCACCAACGACGATAAAATCGGTGTTGTTGAACCCGCCGAATGCGCTGTCGATGGTTGCCATGCCCAGCTCGGTTTTGTGCTTCCAGATATCGCCGCTGATAATCGACTGGATAGTCTCGAGGGACATGTCGATCCCGGTGGTGATGTGCTCGGTGCCGTAGTCGGTGTTGTGCTCGATGCCAGAGATATCCGCCTGTATGTTGCCGATGATGTCAGCGATACCCTCACTGGATGGTTCGGACAGCTTCTGGATCCCTACCTGTAGCGCCAGGGTCATCCGGCGGCCGAGATGCATTTCCCGCAACTTTTCGCAGTACGAGGCAAGGTTCGCGAACGACGGTGTGTTTTTGCTGCATTCAGCCAGGTAAGCGAATCCCCCGGCACTTTCCAGCGCGCCAAGCCGTTCAAGGTCGCTGGTCAACGTCAGCAGGTCTATCTTCTCCCCGGACTCGTTGAGGCGTTTGTATGACCGCAGAGCCACCTTGTGAGGCGTTGCTGTGAAGTGGTCCTCAGTCAGCCCCTCAATCGCGTCAGTCGCCATGTCAACGCCGTCTGTGCGGCCCGCTGCGAGCATGATCCCGCCGATGACGGCCTGCTCAACGTATAAATCAATAAAACGGCTCATGCTTTGACTCCCTTGCGCTCACGGTGCTCGTTGATGGCCTGCTCGTAGACAGATCCCCAGTTCTTCGGATTCAGGATCCAGTCGAGTGTCAGCCATGGCTGATCGCCTCTGGTGCCGAACAGGGAAGACTTGCTAATCAGCTCGAAGGCCATTCCCATGTGCTTCAGTTCTCGCCAGTTGCCCTGGGTGGTTTTGCCGTTCCACACAGCTTCCAGGTCACGATAGGCCGGACGGCGGCGGTTCCACTCATGCAGTGAAACGGCCTTCGAAGGGAATTTTTCATTCCAGAGCTTGATGATCTCTTCGTGCGGACAGGCTGCCGGATTGCTTCCATGACCATCCACCCATATCAGGGCATCTGACAGGTATCCATCAAAGCGGGTCATACGGCACAGGTTCTCTGGCTTGAAGCTGTGACCCCAATTCACATGGGCCCAGCGGATAACCAGCTTCAGCTCTTCAGCGGTGTAGCACTGGTCTTTGCTCTTCACTGTGGAGAGAGCCTTCTCGAAAGGTGCCAGCGCAGCACAACGACTACCCGTTAGCTCGTTGAAGTAATCCATCACTTCCTGAGCGAGTGAGTTTTCCCCCTTGGGGGATTTAGGGGGATCTTGTCTTTCTGTATTTTGATTATTGTCTTTTGTGGTTAGCACATTCTGCTTAGTTCCGTTAGCAACTTCCGCTAATGTTTTCTTAGCAGGTTTAGCTAATGTTTTGCAGAATCCGTTAACCTTCGTTTTCCAGTCGGAAACATTGGTATTCATGCCAACTTTGCGGTCTTCCTGAATGAATACCTTCTTGCTGATCAGCAGATTTTTTGCAGTAGAGCAATGCGTGTGGTGCTTACCAACCATCTGCTCCAGTTGCTCGTTGCTGACCCAATCCATTTTTTTATTGAAGCCATATGTCTTGCGCCAGACGGCCAGAACAATGCACATCTCAGTTTCGCTCAAACCTGAAGCCATAACGGCATCAAGAAGCTCATTCGCAACGCGAGTGAACCCATCTTCCAGTTGCGCCACACGATGCTCCACGACCTCCAGCGGCGGCCTGTAGTCTGCTAAATGCTTAACGACGCCCATGCTTCACCCCTGCCTGAATCAGTGCCAGTCTTGCTATGCCAACGAAGCGCTCCGCGAACGCCCGGTTTTTTGACGCAGCGACAACCAGGCCATCTGGTGAATCTGGATGGCGACGTTCCTCTTTTTCCTGGTACTTTTTGCGAGTTTTTGACATACTTACTCCCGTTACCTGACGTAACACAGTGTTTGGAAGGCCTTTGAAGTTACCGCTTCAAGGGCTTTTTCTTTTTTGGTGCCTCTCACATAACCCCCAACATCGATGTGACCATGGCCATCAGCGGCGCGGTCAGGTCCGGGTCGACACGGAACATCTCTACAATCCCCTCACTGAGTTCCTTGAGCTTCTGGTGACGCGGGGCGTTCATCGCAACGGCCACTTTCGCCTCGCTCGTTTCCTTCTCAAGTCGAGCTAAGCGGGACATGAAACTGTCTTCTGGAAGAAGGCGGTGGCGGTACTCCAGGGGCACGACCGCCATGATTGCAGGTGTCAGCTGGCGTACGTTCTCGCGGTACTGATCGGAGTCGAAACGGTTATCCAGGAAGCGGAACAGCTTCTGGCGCGCACGGCTGATGTCGTCCGGAAAGCTGATGGCGGTACCGCCCTGCTCCCGGTATTCGTTGATGATCAGCGCCGAAACTACGTCCTGATTGTCCAGAGCCGACGACCATGCCCGGACCGCATCTCGGATCTTTTCGTGGTCTGGCTCAGCTTTAGCTTGAGCGCGGTTTATCATCGGTCCCGGATGTATTCCGGTATTGTGTTGATACGCAAGTGAATGCATTGCTTTCCCTTTCGTGGTTAGGGCCGCCAATTAGGCGGCGTTGTTGCTGATTGGTGGAAAAACGTCATCAACGCTTACTGAAGCGCCATGCTTATTCAGAGCTGCAACAATCGCCCGGCACTGCTCAAGGCTTAAGCTGCGTTTATTTTTTTCGTAATGGCAAACCGCACCTGTCGACAGGTTCAGCTCTTCGGCAATCTGTCGCTGAGTCAAACCGATGTTTCTGCGGATTTTTCGGATATTGTTCATGTCGGGTCTCCTTTAAACAACTTAAATATACGTTTTGTATTCTTTGTTCGCAAGTAAAATATACGAATTGTGGCTCGCGCAAATATATACAACTTGTATCATTCGGGTATGACTATGAAATGGTACGACTTAGCTAAGACCCTGATGAAAAGTCAGGGCATCAATCAGGAACAGCTGGCGGAGCACCTCGGTATTACTAAAGGTGCGGTAAGTCATTGGCTGAACGCTCGGCGTGAGCCAAGCCTTTCCGAGATCGCAAAAATATTGCAGTTCCTTGGCAAAAAGAACTTCTCCGTAGGAGCTGGCGGTATGATCATTGACGACACGCTTAAGGGTGATGTGGAGTACGCTGGCCCCTACAATCCTGGTAACAAGTATCCAGTAATCAGCAGTGTCCAGGCTGGTTCATGGTGCGAAGCGGTTGAGCCATACACCCTAAAAGATATAGATCTGTGGCTTGAGTCGAATGCTCACATTCAGGGTGACGCGTTCTGGTTGCTCGTTGAGGGCGAGTCAATGACAGCCCCTACTGGCTTGAGCATACCTGAAGGAACCTTTGTCCTCTTCGATACTGGGCGCGAGGCAATCAACGGCAGTCTGGTAATAGCAAAGCTATCCGATTCGAACGAGGCAACATTTAAGAAGTTAGTGATCGACGGTGCGCAGAAGTACCTGAAGGGTTTAAATCCACAGTGGCCATTGGTAGCGGTGAATGGTAACTGTCGAATTATCGGTGTTGCTGTAGAGACGAAGATGCGGCTGGTCTGATCGGCAAGGTGTTTTGGTCGGCGCATAGTTGGTGATGCTTCCCGTGGATAATGAAAAGCTTGGTTGATTCAACATAATCCGGGATTCAATAAAAATATAATTGAGGATAACTATGGCGATTTCTAAAGAAATGCGGAAGCTCATAAATAAATGGAAAACCGGAACATCGTGGCCTAAACGCCTTGAATGGCTTGAAATAAAGGGTATTAGAGGTTGGTCGGGACAGAGGGTTGATTTTCAATTCCCTATAGTAGCTCTCGTTGGAGAGAATGGGTCTGGTAAAAGTACTGTTTTGCAATGTGCTGCATCTGTCTATAAAGATAAGAAAAAGAGATTTGCGTCATTCTTTTTCCCGGACACCCCCTTCGAAAAAATACAAAGTGCCTACATTCGCTATTCTTATAGAGAAGGTCATAACTCTTTAGTTAAATCCATTAGGAAACCAACAAATCGCTGGATAGGAAACCCAGACAGGCCAGCTAGAAGGGTTGAATATGTGGACTTAAGTAGGCTGCAGCCAGTCAATGCTAGGTTGGGATATTTAAAGTTACTTAAAGGTGGCTCTACTGAGCAATCTCATGAAGCATTTGACCAAGAGAGGCTTGATAGGCTTAAAAATATCATCGGTAAGAGTTATACGGCAGCCGGATTATCAACAACCACAATTGATGCCAAGAGACCAGTAACGGTAATTTCAAACGAAGGTACTAGGTATTCTGGATTTCACCAAGGCGCTGGAGAAATTACCGCAACTGAACTTATTGCTGTGGATTATCCAAAGTATGGTCTTATCTTGATTGATGAGATAGAAACATCGTTACATCCACGCGCTCAGCGACGTTTAATGCGTGACCTAGCCAATCTAGCTAGGGAAAGAGAGCTTCAGATTCTTATTACGACGCACTCTCCTTATATTCTTTCTGAGCTGCCTCCAGAAGCTAGAATATATCTCATGAATGGTGTTGAGGGGAAAACAGCTGTAAGTGGTGTAAGCCCGGAATTCGCCATGACAAAAATGGATGAGGAAAACCACCCAGAGTGCGACGTTTATGTTGAAGATGTCGTAGCTAAAACCCTAGTGTCGGAAGTCATCGCCAGCTCCAGGGAGAGAGAATTATTATCTAGAGTTATGATTATTCCTTTTGGAACCGCAAGTGTTGGCATGGCATTGGGCCAAATGGCGCATAATAATAGATTCCCTAGAACAACTGTTGTCTATCTCGATGGGGATCAATCCCCGGCGCAAGGATGTACAATTTTGCCAGGGGATGATGCCCCTGAGGTTGTGGTTTTCAATGCTCTGCAAGAGCAAGGTTGGCCAAACATTTCAGAGAAGATAGGAAGAGAGCCGGCAGAAACTATAGATGCATTGAATGCCTCTATGAGCAGTGCAGATCATCATGGATGGCCAAGGGCAGCTGCCAATTCGTTAAATATTGGTTCTGAAATTCTCTGGCATGCGATGTGTTCATCTTGGGCTAAAAATTGCATGAGCAGCGCAGACCTTGACGCTGTACTACAACCAATTGTTGACGCATTAGAATCTGAGCGCTAAGACCCACGCTCTGGACCCGCTCATAAGCGTCGCTAACCCAGCACAACCCGGCCACCGCGCCGGGTTTTTATTGCCCACCCATAAAGCTATCCCCCATTCTGCCGATAACTATCCAGCCTGAAGCTGATAACAATAACTATCGCAACACTACCTGCCCGCCCGTGCGGGCTTTTTTATTGCCCTTTCCGCACTATCTCAGCTGCATCCCTGTTCACACCCTTCCCTATCACGTTTCCTGTTTCCTTCCGGTACTGCTCCAGCTTGTCGATGATGTTTTGCTGGGTCATAGGTAAATCTGCCAGTGACAACTCCATGACCGCCCGCCCCATCGCCTGAATTTTCATGCTTATACGCTCTTCATCCAGAACCATGCACATCCCTCCTGCTGTTTTTTTAAGCGTAGCACTGGTATTTAAAAAAATAAATTCCCTTAGAATACAATTTGTTATCACAAAATCACCCACCAATTATACATTTCGTATTGCATGATAAGAATACGTTTTGTATATTCAATCCATCGAAACGAAACATCGACAGCTGAGCGAAGTTAGCCAGCGGCGGACAGCAAGTCGCCTGCTTTTTAACAACATGCAGATTTACAGCGTCAATGACCTGTTTAGACCCTTACACGAGAAACGTGCTGTATCACCGGGTGCGATCCGGTCGGTGAGAGAGTATCCCCGCGCGAGAGCGAGAACGGCGTGAGAACGGGCAACACTGGCATGGAGTTGGCGCTGACCATTACAAGGAATGTTTTGGGATTGGATGAATGCGCAGGCTGATGCGCAACGAAGCGGAAGTAGTGTGGGATTTATCGGCAGAACCGAATCTACATGCCGGAGATCAGCGCCGGCCATCCAATCGCCAAAGCATTTCTCCCGCATCAGCGGGTAACGACAGAGGGTAAGGGTATGTCAGATAAGCAGGTTCAACTGTCTGGTAAATGCGTCTTGAAGATAGACACCATCAAAGGCAGCAGCACTATCGAAATACCAAAAGTGAATCTCAGCGGCAAAAACAATGCAGACGCTTTGCTTAATGAAGTGTTCCATTTTGGAGTAATGCGTCACGGGAAAAACAAGCTTCGCGAAATGCTTGAAGAGAAGCTTGATGGCTACGGGGAAGAGTACGAAAACCATGGCCTCACTTACGACTGACCCGCTCCGGCGGGTTTTTTATCGGCCATACCTCAGCTCATTCCAACGAGTGAGCGTGAGTTATGTCAACCGGCGGACATCCACCGCCCATTGAAACACTGAATAAATGCGTTGAAGTCTTGTATTAACCGTTCCGTTCGCCGCGATAAGGCCAAGAGGATTTATGACAGTCACCCACAACGGCAAGCAGTACACCGCAAAAAAGCTCAACGATAACGAGTGGCAGCTGACGTCGGTATCGGCACCACGTGAAAAGCTGGTGCTGAACCGCCAACAGATGAATATCGCTGGCCTCCTGAAACAGGTTGAGGTGAAGGCATGATAAATCATCACCTGCTGCGCGCCGCGCAGAGCAAAGCAGCCATTGCCCTGTTTATCGGTGATGGCGCCATGTGGATGGCAGCCTACGACGAAATGAAGGTTGCCATCGGTTATCCGTGGCATAGAAAAACAGCCTAACCCCCTATTCAACCGATCGGCCTGGCTTTCTGCGGGCGGCATATGCACATCCAAATTTCAGGAGTTCAACCATGAACGCATTCCTCACTTATGACCGCATCGAAGATCGGCGCTGGGTTGATCAGCAGCTCACCGACGAGAAAGAGAAGTGGGTCGACGACCGGGCGCAGCAAATCATCGACATGATGCCAAAAGAACCGTCCGGCCTCTTCCACTTCACGGTCCCGATTGACTCCAGTCCATACGAAGGGCTTCGCAGCGATAAAGCTGGGGAGGCCTACAACGATTTCATTTCGGCAGTTGCTTACGCCCAGGCGGAATACGACTGGGAACACCGTACCGGCTGCCCGTTTTAATTTTTGAGGGGATTAACGATGGCAAACGAATTAACAATCACGGCTAGCGCGCTGCAGGAAAAAGGCATCGACGTCGCTACCTGGAGCGCGCTGAAGAACAGTATCTATCCTGGCGCCAAAGACGAATCGGTAATGATGGCGCTCGATTACTGCCGTGCCCGCCAGTTGGATCCACTACTGAAGCCTGTCCACCTCGTGCCGATGAGCGTCAAAGACTCGAGAACAGGTAAAAGTGAATGGCGCGACGTCGTCATGCCGGGCATCGGGCTTTACCGCATTCAGGCAGACCGTTCTGGCGATTATGCCGGTGCCCGCGAACCAGAGTTCGGGCCCGACGTAACTCAGACGCTTACTGGTGTCGAGGTGACCTTCCCTCAGTGGTGCAAATACACCGTCTACAAGCGCATGCCCAGTGGAGAGATCGTCGAGTTCAGCGCCAAAGAATACTGGATTGAGAACTATGCCACCGGCGGCCGCGACACCACGGCGCCGAACGCGATGTGGAAAAAGCGCCCATACGGACAGCTGGCGAAATGCGCAGAAGCCCAGGCGTTGCGTAAGGCCTGGCCCGAGATCGGACAGCAGCCTACCGCCGAAGAAATGGAAGGCAAATCACTGGACGTTGATATCCGTGACGTCTCGCCGCGCAACACCACAGAAGCGCTTCCACCAGCAGCAAGCGAAGAAACGCTTCAGGCGATCACCGATCTCTTAACGACCCTGGATAAAGACTGGGAGAAAGACTTCCTCCCACTGTGCAGCGACATCTTCAAACGGCAAATTCTTGAGGCGTCAGAGCTCACTGAAGAAGAGGCACAGAAAGGGTTTTGCTTTCTTCAGAAAAGAGCTAAGGCGGCAGCATGACACCAGAAATTATCCTGTTCCGGACCGGCATTGACGTAACAACTATCCAACAGGGCGATGAGGCCTGGCATAAACTTAGGCTCGGCGTCATCACTGCCTCAGAAGTGCACAACGTCATCGCCAAGCCAAGATCGGGGAAGAATTGGACAGACATGAAGATGTCCTACTTCCACACGCTGCTCGCCGAGGTGTGCACCGGCGTCGCGCCAGAGGTTAACGCCAAGGCGCTGGCCTGGGGCAAGCAGTATGAAGAAGACGCCCGCACCATCTTCGAGTTCACCACCGACGTGAAAGTCACGGAGTCTCCGATCCTGTTCCGTGATGAGAGCATGCGCACTGCGTGCTCCCCTGACGGCCTTTGCAGTAACGATTTCGGCCTCGAATTGAAATGCCCGTTCACCTCCCGCGACTTCATGAAATTCCGCCTTGGCGGTTTCGAAGCAATCAAGTCTGCGTACATGGCCCAGGTGCAGTACAGCATGTGGGTGACCGGGAAAGACGCCTGGTTCTTTGCCAACTACGACCCGCGCATGAAACGCGAAGGAATTCACCATGTCGTCGTTGAGCGGGATCCGCAGTACATGACCGACTTCAACGAAATGGTGCCGGAGTTCATCGAGAAGATGGACGAAGCGCTGGCGGAAATTGGCTTCACGTTCGGGGAGCAGTGGAAATGAAACGCACACCCTTCTACCGCAGGCCCGGGCGAACCGGGCAATTCTCCGGCCTCCGTGAGCGCGTTATCTGGATGATTCAGACGCGCGGACGCCCGGTAACCGGCAGCGAAATTGCTGAGAAGTTTGGCGTAACGCTCATCGAGTTTAACCGGGTAGCCAACGGCATTACCCGCGGCACAGGACAGATAGCGCAGATAGTTGAGTCGGAAAAATGGCTCAACGAGGACGGCATCTGCGACCGGACATTCGACCTCGTCACGAAGCCGAAGGTCGTAACGCCGCAGGGTAAATCGCGGCTGTTCACCCGGCGCGCCATAGAGCAATCGCAGGAAGGCAGGCGGCAGGAATGCATAGCTCGTGCCGCACGCCGTCGCCGCCTGATTGCTCAGGGCCTCTACATCGACGAAATGGAGTCCATCCTATGACTCACGCTCACGACGACATCAGGGTTGGCACGCTATGTCTTCCCTTCATTGGTAACGGCTGGCTAATGCCATGGGGTGAAGTGGTCAGCAATCCATTAAAGGCGCAGCGACTCGCTGAGGAATATCGGGAAAGGCAGGAGGCGGCTTGATACATTTCCATGGTGGACCAATCACGCCGGACACATGCGCGCTGAAGGCATGGAAAGGCCGGCATGCTTTCATCTCCTTTTCGAACCCAGGCCAATTAGCTCTGGCCAGCGAAGTCACACAGTCATTCGCCCTGGATAACGGCGCATTCAGCTTCTGGACGAAAAAGCGCGTTGTTAACTGGAATGACTACTACGAGTTTGTGGGTCGCTGGATGAATCACCCTCGCTTTGCTTTTGCTGTTATCCCTGACGTGATCGGCGGGACCAGTGAAGAGAACGACGCGTTAATCGCCGAGTGGCCGCACGGCAAAGTAGTCGGCGCGCCGGTGTGGCACATGAACGAGCCCGATGAACGTTTCTTCCGCCTGTGTCGGGAATTTCCGCGCGTATGCATCGGTAGCATGGGTGAATACGACGCAAAGCGCCCGCGCTCATGTCGGGCAAAGTTACGCGATCTCATCCGTCACGTTGTCGATATAAACGGTTATCCGATAACAAAGCTTCACGGCCTGCGCATGCTTAACGCCGATATCTTCCGCCACATCCCACTATCGTCAGCCGACAGTACTAATGTGGCGCGCAATATCGGAATCGACAAAGCGTGGGATAAATCAGCCTACGCGCCGGCAAGCAAAGAAACACGCGCTGCGGTGCTGGTTGAGCGCATTGAAGCCTTTAACTCTGCAAGTTCGCTGAATTACGACGCAGAACGCGATCGGTTCACGCCACAACTTGCTTTCGAGGTTTGATATGACCGATTACACCGGTAGCAACACGCCAGCAGAACAGCGCGACCTCTGGCGCACTCCACCAGCCCTATTCGCCTCCCTTGATGCTGAGTTCTGCTTCCAACTTGATGCCGCAGCAGCTCCGCATAACGCGCTGTGCCGGAAGTTCATCACCGCCGAGCAGAACACGCTGGAAACGCCCTGGGCTGATTACCTGAGTATTCCCGGATACGTCTGGCTGAACCCGCCATACAGCGACATCACGCCGTTCGTTAAGAAAGTTGCCGCCGAGAACGCCAATCAGATCGGCACGGTCATGCTGGTTCCGGCAGACACATCGGTTGGCTGGTTTAAGGAGGCTATCCAGACCGCCAGCGAGGTTCGCCTCATCACCGCCGGGCGGCTGGCGTTTATCAACCCGGTGACCGGTAAGCCAGTATCGGGAAATAACAAAGGGTCGATGCTCATCATCTGGCGACCGTACCCGCGCACACACTGCCACTTCGCAACTGTGGACCGGGACGAGCTGATGGCTTTCGGGGCGAAACTTCTCGCCCGCCGGGAGGCCGCATGACGCCAGCAGCTTCACTACCGGAAAGCACTAAATCTCGACTCCTATCGAAGGTAACGAAGGATTCCAAAACTGGTTGCTGGAACTTTACAGGCAGCAAGCTACCAAGCGGATATGGAATTTTGTGGAATGGCCAGCGACCAACTGGGGCCCATCGAATCTCATTCCAACTGTACAAAGGTGAAATACCTGAAGGAAAAGAAATTGACCATATCTGCAACAACAGATCTTGTGTAAACCCAGCCCACCTTCAGGCAATAAGCCACAAAGAAAACATCCATAAAAGTTCCACTCTCATGGGAGTTAATGCACGTAAATCCCACTGCAAGAGAGGTCATCCATTAAGCGGCGAAAACCTACATGTAACACCACTTGGGGCCAGACAGTGCAGGGAGTGCATGAGAATGCACGCAAGAAATGCCAAGGCGAGGAAACGTGATGCACGTAATCGGAACTAAACCTTTCGCTCTGTACAACGAAATCGACCCGTTTGCTGCCCAGTGGCTGCGCAACCTGATCGCCGGTGGTCATATCGCTCCGGGCGAAGTTGATGAAAGGAGTATTGAAGATGTCACACCTGACGACCTGCGAGGCTTCACGCAGTGCCACTTCTTCGCCGGAATTGGCGTCTGGTCTCATTCCCTGCGCCTCGCAGGATGGCCTGACGATAAACCAGTCTGGACCGGCTCCTGCCCGTGCCAACCTTTCAGCGCGGCAGGCAAAGGAGATGGGTTTGCTGACGAGCGGCACCTTTGGCCCCACTTCTTCCACCTCATCAGCGAGCGCAGACCTCAGCATGTCTTTGGCGAACAGGTTGCAAGCGGTAACGCAAACACATGGTTCGACCTTGTACAAGCTGACCTGGAAGGATTGGGATACGCCTTCGGGCTTGTGCCGTTTGCGGCAGCGGGCATCGGTGCGCCGCACATCAGAGAGCGAGCTTATTGGGTGGCCGAGTCCGCTGGCGAGCAATATCAAAAATTGTTACCAGGACTGGAAAAAGGTAATGGCGAGGAAGGAGGCTGGTCGCCAGCCAAATCTACAGGACTTTGCAGTGCTGGCGGCATGGGTGACACCAACCTCACGCGACTGGAAGGACTCAGCGGGAATGACTGCGCAGCGGGATGGAAAGGACAGACTCGATCAGCTACCTCGCCAGGCGTACACCTGCGGCCCCTTGAGGTTAACGGTTTTTGGCGAGATGCGGACTGGCTCTTATGTCGAGATGGCAAATGGCGTCCAGTTGAACCCGGCACATTCCCGCTGGTTGATGGGGCTGCCGCGCGCCTGGGACGAGTCGAGTCCGGGGTGGCCAGAGTGGCAAGCAGCAACCGCGTCGGCCGACTCAAAGGCTATGGTAACGCCATAAACGCACAGGCTGCGGCTGAATTTATCCGGGCCTATATGGAGGGTTTGTGACACCAGAAACAGACAGCGCCAGTTTTAAGGCACTAATCACCCAGGAGCTTAAGGCTCCTTTTTTATTGCTGGCGTTCACATTCAACCGAATTAACCGACAGTTCCGGGAGCATTGAGCATGGCCGACATCATCGATACCGCAGCAGAGATTGAATAGCTTCAGCGTAACGCTGCCCTTTCCGCTCACAGACTGAAACGCAACGCCGTATCAGCTGAGCATTGCGCGGAGTGCGGGGAGGATATTCCGGAACCACGGCGCGCTGCCGTTCCTAGATGCCAAACCTGCGCCAGTTGTCAGGCTGATCTGGAGCTTATACGCAAGCAAAGGGGGTCTTGATGGATTACACCAAACTCAGTGACGGTGAAATCAGTGTCAGGCTCGCATATTTCCTGAAGCCAAAGTACAGCGCCACTATTCACCCGCATGAAAATACCGGTGCCCAGTTGTCATGGAACTGGTTCAAAACAGTCCAGCATACTGGTTACTTCCCGCTGCGCCGAGCCGAAGAACTATTTCCGGCAATGAAGAAACATCGGATCGGCCTCGCCCCATCAGGCAAGACCGTTTGGACGGCAACACACGAATCGGTAATCACCACTACTCACCGGAACCCGCTGCGAGCGGTCGCGGTAGTTTTCCTCATGCTGCAGGAGAAAGAAATAGATGCAGGAGCAACGAAAAATTGCAGGAGTAGCAAAAAAGTGCAGGTGATGTAGGGGCCGCAGGAGTTAACCAATGTTCCAGCTAATTCAACGGGGTCAGATTTACGCTGACCAGCACGGTTGGCCCGTCATCATCCATAGCTGCACTTCTCAGGTAGTCCGCTACTGGAGACAGGGGCGGATCAACACCGCTTCAATCGACCGATTCAACAATGACTTTGAGCACCTCGATCACCTTGAGGCGTCACAGATACGCGCCGAACTGGAGACGAGCGAGCACATTAAATCGCTGCGTGCTCAACGCGCGGCATGAGGAGGGATTATGCGCATCACCATAAACGTTAATTCCACTCCTGATGTGGAGGCGGCCATAACAGCTCTGCGCCACTTCATCAAAGAGAAGAAACCAGATGATGGAACGAGCGATGTGTGGGGGATCGGCATTACCGGTGGTACCTACTTTTCCGTAGGAGTTAAACCAAACGGAAATTACACAGTTAAGCAACAGGAATGAGAGGTAATACACCATGAAGAAAAACTCAGCGGCACGCCGACTGCTTGGGATGAATCACTGGCGCAGCAACACCCAACTCATGCAGTTCGTATCGCGGCACGTTGCAACAAAGACAGGAAAGGCAGCGCCAGGCTGGATTGCAGTCCGAACGCGCAGCTCTGATTTCTGCTATTTCACTGACTGACGCAACTGATAGCCAGTTATGAGCTGGCTATTGGGTGCGAAAGCACCGCCTCACATCCCTTGATGTTATTGCCGCCTACGGGCGGCTTCTTTTTGCCTGGAGAAAACCATGAGCGATATGATTCAGCTTGTCCCCAATAAGTGGGTATCAGAGAAGGTTCTGATGGCGATTACCGGCCTGACCAAAAACGCGATCAGATTAGCCAGAGAAACGTCATGGATGGAGGGAAAAGAGTACCGCCATTACTCATGCGACTGCCAGCCGAAGGACAACTCCCCTATCCTCTACAACCGCCACGAAGTCGACAAATGGGTTGAGCGTCAGCAACCCGCGATTCCCCGCAAGAAATCTGCTTAA